GCCTTGGCCGTCAGCGGGCCTGCTGCTGCGCATGGCGGCCATGGCGGCGGCGGTTGGTATGGGCCGGGCCCACTGCTGGGCGCGGCGGTGGTCGGCGCGGTGGTAGGGGCAACGGTGTATGGCGGACGTGACCGTACCGTGTATGTCGAACGCCAGCCGGTCTACTACGGGCCGCCGCCAGTTTATGTGCAACCGCCACCGCAGCCGGTGTACTACCAGCCGTACTACGCCCCAGCACCACCGCCCCCGGGCTACCGCACCTACTACGGCCCACCGCCGGTGTATTACGGCCCGCCGCGCTGGTAAAGGTTGATAGAACTAATGACCACTATTGAGCACGTTGATTTCAAACCGCCCCGGCTGCTGCGTATGGTAGGGCCATGTCTTGCAGGAGGTCCCCATGGCCACTATCCATATTATGTCCGTCGTCGGCAGCGCCGTTCCCGCCTCACTGCGTGAGCAGGGCCTGCTGGCTTGCTGGTACCTGGTACGCAACGGTGAAGCCGTGAGCGGCCCGATGCCGACACTGGCCTCGGCCCAGGCACTGGTTGAACAGTTGCAACCCGGCACCCTGGTTGCCTGACCCGAATGTGTTGTGCGTTGCTCCCTACGCCCTTATGGCCCGCCAAGATGGTGGGCTTTTTTTGCCTGGGCCCCTCAGCGTTGCGAGCTACGACTCAACTGGCTGCTCAGCACCATGATCTTGCCCTGAAGCCGCCCTACCGTCAGTACCAGCTCGTTGCGCTCCCTGGCCAGCTGGTCCGCTTTGGTTTCTGCCTCTCGGCGGGCATCCCGCTCAATGTCCAGCAGCTCGGTCAGGCGGCGAATGACTGCAACATCCGCGCTGTCCATCGCACGTTCGGCCGCATCCTTGGACAACCACTTGCGCAGCCACAGAAACGCACCTAGCAGCACAGTGCCCGTACCGCTCAGCCAAGTGACTGTGCCCGGGCCGAGGTCGGTCGGATCCATGTGAACCTCATTACCAATGATGATGTGATGAGCACTGGAGAAAAGTGTCTCGCTGGCTTTTCTTGTTTGCTGCTTTAATTTAGCCTACAGCTAATTTCATCACAAGAGGCAATTTAGCCATGCGCACATTTAGCAGCGAGCTAAACACTGGCATGCTTTGCCCTATGGACATCTACGGCATTCGCAAACACAACCTGGTCAAGTTGATCGGCAGCCAGAGAAAGGGATCCTGCGCAGAGCGCTGGGGGATGGCGCCTGCACACCTGAGCCAGATCCTTTCTGACAAGACCGCAAAAAACCTGGGCGATGACGTGGCCCGCCGGATCGAGGGCATCGAAGGCCTGCCACGCGGGTGGTTCGACGCACTGTCGACAGGTGACCCGGTACAGTTGCCGGTCGAAACCGGCGACGGCAAGCTTTCTGCGGCCGACCTGGTCAAGCAGATGCTTGCCAGAAGTGGCAAAGGCATCCCCGAAGAAACCCGGCAGCGGTTGCTGGCCGCAGCTGAAGAGCCGCTGGACGCCACACGGGTGAAAGCTGAGCTTGTCCGCCCTGGCCTGGTGGGTGATGAAGTATGGATTGCCCACTACGACGTGCGGGCTGCCATGGGCGGTGGCCAGATCCCCCACGATTACCCGGAAATGTTCAAGGACGTTCGCGTCAGTCCCAGCCATCTTCGCGAGCTGGGTGTGGAATTCACTGAACACCACCACCTCAAGATGGTGACCGGCTGGGGCCAGTCAATGGAGCCGACCATCAAGCACCGTGACCCACTGATCGTGGACGTGAGCATCCGGGATTTCGTGGGCGACGGGATCTACTTCTTTTCCTGGGGCGATCACATCTACATCAAGCGGCTGCAAATCGCGGATGAGGACCACTTCGAGATGATCTCAGACAACTCACGGCACAAGGACCGCATGATTCGCCGCGAAGAAACCTACATCCAGGCCCGGGTGCTGCTGGTGTGGAATGCACACTTGGTATAACGCCCATGCCCGCCCCCAGGCGGGCTCTTCATGAGGCTCAGAACGGCGCCTGCGCTTCGACCTCCTCCGCCTTGCTGTCCTGCTCAACGATGAAGTCATCGCGCTCCTCCACACTGCTGCGCGCCCAACGTACGGTAACGCTCTCGTCATCGTTGAACGTAAGGTCCAACTCGGACGTTTCGGACAACAGGCCCATCACCTCTTCCCACTCCGCATCACCGTCGGTGTCCAGGCGATGCACCACAACCCAGCGTTGGGTCTGCGCGACCGGGTGGTTGATCATCGACGACACCCGCAGGCTAAGACGCTCGATTCCGGTCATTGCCTGACGCTGCCGGGAAGTTGACTGCATGTGCATAGACATATTCTCATCCTGAAAGCTGTATATCTGTACAGTATCCGAGAAAAGCTTATCTCACCGCCAAATCCAGCGTAAAGCCCCCCGCTGAAAATTTTCCCGATTGTGTAAATTTGCGCAAAGCGAAATTTATTTAGCCTTAAGCTATTGACTGGAATTTAGCCTAGCGCTAATTTTTATCCCGCAGCCGCAAACGCGGCCGCCAGAGCCCCCAGCCAATCCTCGCTTTGCGTCAGGAGTTCATATGACCGTAGACATCAGCAACCTCATCATCGCTACGCCGGTAGCCGTATCCTCGACCAACCCCGTTGCACTCGAACTCAACGGTGCCGAAGCGATTGCCAGCTACCCGAGCATCGTCAAGGTCCTCAGCGATGGTTCGATCCAGTTCTCAGCCCCCACTAAAGGCGCCTCAAGCAAAAGCACCCGCAGGACCCGCTGCGAGTGGACGGAAACTGAGGATTGGACGCTGGCCAGTGCCCAGGATCACTGGAACTACCAAACCATGACGCTGACCAAGGTCAACGCTGCGCAGAAGGTGGTCATCGCCCAGATGCACGTACGTGGGGACGATAGCCCGCCGGTGAAGGTGTTCTGGAACAAGGGCAACATCACGCTGGGTTTTCGGCGCACCTACAACCAGGCCGACCCGGTGAACTCGACAGTGCTGAAAGGCGTGCCGCTGGGGGGCAGGTTCATCGTCAGCATCCACACCACGTCTGCCGGCGTGGTCAACGTGACGGCCAAATACAATGGTGTTTCCGGCTCGTCAGGTAATTTGCAACTCGACAGTACCTGGGCGCCACGGTTGTTCGAATTCCACGGCGGCATCTACAACCAGGTTGACTACACCGATACAACACCGGCCGATGACGGCTCGATCTGCATCATCAGCGAACTGTCGCTGATCCACCGCTGAACGATGCAAGCCCGAAAGGCATCCCGGTGCCCTGCCCAACACGGGTTGCGCCGGGATCGCCGTGACACGCCGAGCCATTGATTAGTCTCGATGAGTCATATTGTTGCCTTCCCGCTCCCAGACTAATAATTGACTGTCTGCCTGGGGAGGCGCGAAACATGCAATCAAGATTCGTTATTGTCCCTGCCGTGCCAGTGGAAGGTGATGCGTTGCGCATCGGTAACCGGTTCTATGCCGCTACCACTTCGGGCGGTTTCGATATCTATGACAACCAGGAAAAACAGCGGCTCAAGCGGGGCTATGTCAACAAGTCCGAAGCGGCGGCCGCGTGCACATTGATGAACGCAGAATCACGCAACCCAAAAGAGTTGTTTCCCATCCTGCGTACAGACTGATTTGCTATCCGACCTGATCAAGGCCGCGCCGAGCGGCCATCGCGGCCGTGCGCCTGAAATCAGGCCCTGCTCCGCTACAGGATTAAATTTCCTTCACCTTGCGCCCTTTAGTCATAAGGCATTCGACAGCGTTTGGGCCATACTCCACAGATGTTTTTTGGGGTTTGGCGAGTTTTCGAAAGTGAGGAAAGCCCGTATTTACGGGCCTTCCAGCCCATACCGCCACCCTGCATCCCACTGGAAAACACAGCCATTGGTACAAAAATTGGTACGAGCTGGCTGTACGCACATACAGCGGTTTTCCGTCACCAATCCTCATCCCTTGCCGCCAACATCACCATGCAGTATTTGGGGGGTGTTTGGCGGTGCTAAAGGGTTGATTTCATTGAGCGACACCCCCTCCGTTCCCCCTCCTTCCCCCATCAGTGGTATCAAAATTGGTATCACCTGGTAGCTGTTGCTGACTGTCCGCTTTCGACCCATAGCGGACATCTAAAATGGAGTTCCCTTGCGGCCCAACGATCATTCAACCATGGATACCAGCGTTCATGAGCGCGGCGGTAATGAATGGTCCCTTTTTATCAAGATATTCAGCCATTCCACCAGTATTACTCGACTCCAACTGAAGCTTCAGCGCTTCATACTGCTGGCGGATCGAGGCATCGCTCCTGAGCAAATCTCTGAACCCAAGCATCTGAGTGATCGAAATGTGGTCGCGGGAACAAACGTGGAGCTTGTGCGTGCGGATCCCATCCACATTTCGTCGGTAAAAATAATGCCCTTCCGATAGGTCACTTCCTCGAACATACCCCAAATCCTTTAACACCTCGTCTCGCGCCGAGACATTGCAATGATCGCGGACCTCGATGAGTACATCGATCTCGGGCTTCGCCGCGAGACCTGGAACAGAGGTGCTTCCAACGTGGTGTATGGCAACCAGTTCATCGCCAAAGGCCGAAGCGATGAGTGACTTGTCTGCCAGAAATTGGAGGGGCCATGCGGGGTTGTAGAGAGCGATTTTGCTGGTCAGTGCCATGTCCGTTCCTTGATGGCAAATACTTGAAGTGGCGAATTATCTCTGAACTTGCAGGTTGGCGGGACGATCAGCATTGAAAGTGGCTCGCAGCCAATGTCCGCTATGGGTCGATAGCAGCCATTCACGACCTGCGACTAACGTCCCCCTAGCCGCCGGGCGCATCACGCGGCTCAAGCTGCCACTTCATCTCAATCAGAGCCCACAACCTAGCCGCCTCGGCAAACTCCAGCATGTCGGCCAACTGCCCCGCATCAACGTCTCCGCGTCGGTGCGCAGAAAGCGCGAGTTCGGCAAGCACCCCGGCTCGGCCATCCGGATCGGCTATCAGAGCGGGCTGATCATTGAGTTCTGCCAGCCAGGCCGCTGGCAGGCTCAACAGTTGACCGTCCACAGTTGATCGATCCGCGTTGTATAGGATTGGCTCATCATCTCCCTCCTCATCCCCCAGTGCGGTATCGCCGGCACGCTGGCGGCTCGCATTGTCCCCCTCCCCCAGCGCTCGTTAATGTCATCCATCACCTGCATCAGCCGATCACACGCCACCGATTGCTTGAGCGCGAACAAATCCTCTGAAAACTCACCTGGTTGTCGCAGGTCCATCAACAGCACCTCGGCCTTGCTGTAGCGGAAACCAGGCCTAAAGATCCGCCCGACCGCATCGGTGGCCAGTCGAGTCATCAGCAGCGTGTCGCAGGTTGGGTATGGAAGCTCTACCAACGCACCCTGGGCGTGATGCGCTTCGTCCGGGTTGAACATCCCGGTACGGATGCTGATTCGCATGCGCTTGCAAACTGACCCTTGAGCCCGGAGTTTCTCCGCGGCGCGGCCAACGTAAGTGGCCACGGCCTGTTTGATTGGTACCAGCTCAGTCAGCCGCTTTCCGAACATTCGACTGCAGCAGATCTCCTGCTTCGGCGGTTCGGCCTCGTCCAGTTCAAGGCATGGCGTGCCAGCGAGCTCTCGGGCCGTCTTTTCAACCACAACGCTGAACTTCTTGCGAAGTGTCCGGGCGTCAGCTTTGGCAAGGTCCATGGCTGTGCGGATGCCCATCGCTTCAAGGTGAGCGGTCATACGCCGACCAATGCCCCAAACTTCCTTCACCTCGGTATTGCGCAACACCCAATCGCGCTTGAACGGATCGGTGATGTCGACGACGCCACCTGTCTGCGCCAGCAGGCGCTTGGCGGTGTGATTGGCCAGTTTCGCAAGCGTCTTGGTTCCGGCGATCCCAACACCCACCGGAATCCCCGTGCACTGGAAGATCCTCGAGCGCAGCGTTCGCCCGAACTGGGTCAGGTTTTCCTGAATGCCGGTGAGATCAGCGAAACACTCGTCGATGCTGTAGACCTCAGTTGCCGGCACCATGGACTCAATCAGCGTCATAACCCGCTCGCTCATGTCGCCGTAGAGCGCATAGTTACTGCTGAAGGCCATGATGCCGTGTCGGCGCAGCTTGTCCTTCGCCTGGAAAAACGGCTCGCCCATCTTCACAAATGGCTTAGCGTCGTATGACCTGGCGATCACGCAGCCGTCGTTATTGCTCAACACGACGATTGGGGTCTTGGCCAAGTCGGGCCGAAACACGCGCTCGCAGCTCGCGTAGAACGAGTTGCAGTCGATCAGCGCAAACACCTGGTCACTGCGCATGGTCACGAACGCTGTAACGCACAACGCCCCATATGACGAGCTCGTCGCCTTCCATGATGTACCGCGGCGGATATGCCGGGTTCTCGGACTTCAGGATGACCACCCCATCGCGGCGGTGCAGGCGCTTGCAAACTGGCTCGCTGTTAACCGCGGCAATCACCACATCGCCGTGTTCAGCCTCGCGGCCGCGATCGACGATGACGATGTCCCCGGAATAGATGCCTGCCCCTTGCATGCTGTCGCCTTCGACTTTCACTAGATACACATGGGGCGCGCGGAGGTCGAATAACTCATCAAGGGAAATATGGCCTTCCAGGTGGTCCGCAGCAGGCGACGGGAACCCGGCCGGCACGCGAAACGAATACAACGGGAGCAGTTCGGTACCGCCAGTTGGCGTACCTAAGAAAGTGATGGTCATGGTGGAAGGTCCGAAGAAGACTGTATGCATATACAGTAAATCCGGCATCGGCTGCCCGGTCAATCCTGGACGGTGAAAATTCTGACGGGCGAGAGGGGGAAATATGTGCGGACGATACTCGATCTATGAGTCGATGGATCACTACCTGCGCCAGCTATCGCTGGACCTGGCGGTGATCAATGGGTACGACCATGAACCCATCAGTCGCTTCAATGTGGCGCCTTCGACCCGGGTCGAGGTAATCCGCAGAGTAGACGAGGGGCTGAGTGTGGATAGAGTCAAGTGGGGATGGTCGCCTTTCTGGGCGAAGGGGAAGCGCCCGGACCCGATCAATGCTCGGGCCGAGACGGTGGTGATGGGAAAATTCTTCAAGGCTCTGTGGCCGAACGGAAGGGCTTTGGCGCCGGCAAATGGCTGGTTCGAATGGGTTCCTGATCCAGCAGACCCGAAGCGAAAGCAGCCGTACTACATCACGAGCGCCGATGGCGGACCGCTATTTTTTGCCGCGCTCGCAGAAGTACATCAGGGTCAGGAGCCAGATGAGCGGGATGGATTTGTCGTCATCACAGCCGCTGCTGATCAAGGCCTGGTCGACATCCACGACAGAAAGCCCCTTGTGCTATCGCCTCAAACCGCGAGGGAATGGCTGGATCCCGCCACATCAGGCGAACGCTTGGAAGCAATTGTCGAGGTTGGATGCCGGCCAGCACAGGACTTCCGGTGGTTTCCAGTTGGTAAGGCGGTGGGGAATGTTAAGAACCAAGGCCATGAGCTGATTGAGCCGGTCAGTGAACAGAACCGCCAGGGCGACCTAGAGCTCTGAGTTGGTAGTCGGTTACCGCCTGGAACTGCGATTCGGCAATTAGCCGCAGACGCTCCACCTCTTCCGCCGGCTCACCCGAAGCCTGGGCCTCGTGATAACGCTTCATAGCGTCCACGGCGTTGGTGTACATGGGATGGTCAGGGTAAAGGATCGGCGGCTTACACTTCATCGGGGTTCCATCCTAAGAAGGCCATCACTGAATGGTAGCCGGTGCCCGACCTGCTTGGATTAACTGGTAATCGATAACCGCTTGGTATAGCGAATCCGCCAATAGGCGTAGGCGCTCGACCTCTTCAGGCGGCGCGCCACCTGTTTCCGCATCACGATGGGCCCGGACCGCTTCCAGAGCTTTCAGTAGCAAGGGCTCACCAGCGAGCGCCATCCCTTCCAGCGTTCTTTTCACGGATTAATCCTTTGGTCGAAGTCAGTGCATTATAGGCCGCTTCGCCCCAGTGCCGCTATTCAGTGGATCGAGGCGATGCGGCTACAATTGACCCTGACTTCACACCCCGGTAAGGCGGAAAACCGAGCTCCACCTTGGCGACTTCCTTAGCAGGGTTAGGCGGTTGACAGCTACGCCTTCGCGGCAGGCTTGAGTCTGAACGTAACCCCCATCCTGTTGAAAGCGTTCATTGCAGCAATCGTGGCAGTCAAATCTACCAAGTCTCGCTCGTTGAAGACCGCGGAGGCGGCAGCGTAGGCCTCGTCCGAAACATGGGTTTCTCCCACATTGGTCACCTCTTCTGCCCACTTCAATGCAGCGCGCTCTAGATCAGAGAATAAGTGTTCCGCCTCATGCCAAACCGCGACTAGCAGCACCTTGTCAACTGACATGCGGCCTTTGATCAAGTCGCGAGAGTGAAGATCGATGCAGAACGCGCAACCATTGATCTGTGATACTCGAAGGAAGACCAGATGTATCAACTCCGGAGGTAGATTCGTTCCGGTGGTTACATAGTGGTGTAACCCGGTCAGCGCTTTTGCTGCACCGGGAGACTTTTCAAACCAATTCATACGAGTCATACATACTCCATAAGCGCTTTCGTAAACACAGACGCATTTTATTGCGTACGCGGCTCGGCTCATGGGTCCAATCCGCTGTAATTTCTGGGTTCCAATAGGTGGCTAGGGCGCTTTTCTGCCTCCCTGCTTCCTTGCTATGGAGAGAACTTTCCAAAACCGTCGATCACCGCCTCGCATGCCAGGCCGGCTATTCGGCTTCGCTCAAGCGCCGTCGCGAGGTCTCCCGCCATTCGGTCAGCTTCTTCAAGCAATCCCCCGAGCACCACGACGGCAGAGGTTCCTGCTTGGCGCTGCTGGGCAGCGATGGTGTCGCAGGTGGCTCGGTGACCGGCCCGCAGTCGGGCGATCTCACCGCGCAGCCCACCAGCAGCAGACTCAGCAGCATCGGCGCGGTCTTGGGCCAGTTCCAGTTTCTTACGCGCACTCTCACCCTCCTCGTCCGCCACGGCTTGGCGGCGCTGTTCTTCGGTTCTGGCCTGGGCAGCGGCGCGCCGCTCGCGCTCGGCCACCTCCAGGCGGTAGTCGGCCAAGACCTTCTCGGACCGCGCAGTTTCCGCGCGCGCATCAGCCGCAGCCCCGTCAGCAACCACCACCCGGTACTGCTGCCCTCCGGCTACCAGCACCAGGGCGATCAGCCACCAGCACCAGGCCGGCACAGTGCCGAGCCAGGTCATGCCAACGCCCCGCCCAGCTTCTTCCACTGAGCCAGCAGCTTTTCCAGGCGGTGCGGGTTCTGGCCGTAGTTGTTGCCAGGGAAACTGGCCCAGATGTTCGAGCACTTGGCGATAGCCTGCTCGATTCTGCCGGCCTTGATGTCATCCAATGCTCGACGCTCGCGGAACTGCTGCAGAGCAATGCGGTCCTGATTCTCAGGAGTAAAACCACCGGATAGCCGAAGGCTTGTGCGATACGCATCCCAGTAACGCTCAAGCAGCTGGTACCGACCGGCTGCCGTACTCGTGACAGGTTTGCCATTTATTGGAAATGTCAGTTTGCGGCGCGGGTGATCGGCATAGCCCTGAAACAGGCTTCCACCGTACAAAACGTTGTACCCGTCGTCGCTCGCTTTCACAGTCGAGGTGCCCTCCGAAAAAGCGATCAGGTCCAGGAACCGGAGCACGTTCGCGCCGCCGGCCTTGGCTTCGATGAGTCTGGCCATGTTTTCTCCAGGCATAACAAAGCCCGCACTTGGCGGGCCTTGTACAAAAATTTTGAAATTTTAGTTTTAGGTAGGCAACAGATGAGCACCAAGTACCAAAATCAGGACGACCCGATGTACAGAGAGATGTTCAACATTCCTCCAGAGGACCAGGACATTAGCTGGGGTCCGATTCGCTCGTTCATTTACTGCACTGCAGCTTTCCTTGTAGTCGCCGCCGTCCTTGGCGGAACTCACACGATCCTTAACTGACACGCACAAAGCTTCCATCAGGAAGGCCATAAGCGAAGGTGTTTTCGCCCTTGATCTTCAGGGCGATCAAAGAGTCGTAGCCGGTTGGCTGCATGCCGTTCGACTGCCAAGAAAGGCCGGCACGGTACTTGTAGCCAGTGCCGGCAGCAAAGTCGTGAGGGGTTTGAGTTCCGCTGATCGCGGGCAGCACAACCCCCAGATACCACTTGGTGCTGTTCTCGCCGCGAACCAGAACACCCGCCGGATCCACATACTTGCCATCGCCGTCGGCGTAACTCTTGTCCATCCACAGCGTCATTTGCCCATGGGTTGGCTCCTGGAGCACTACCGCCCAGGCATTCGGGAATGCCGACTTCGGACCGGACTGCGACTGGGCGCCATTCACGAACGGAACGCGCTCTGTATTCTGGCCGCCCAGCACCAACTGCGTGCCTTGGTAACCGTAGGTGATACCTTGCAAGCCGTAGTCAGTCATCACGCTGATGGGCTCAAGAGCGGTGATGTCAGCAGTTACCACGATGCCAGACGGGGTTACATCGATAACGAAAGATTGCCGCAGGATGTATCGACCCAGCGTCTTGGTGTTGTAACCCATCAGCTCGTTGACGATGTAGATCGTTACGCAAGCCGCACGGCCCGACGTGCCTGGCAGAATCGGCTGCCCGTCTGCGAACGCTTGATACAGCACATTTCTAGCAGTCGGGTTACCCGTACCGTCACCATTGGAGCCGTGTGCGCCACCAGTGAATGCTATGGCGCCGCCGTCTCCGTTCTGCTGGGCAGCGACCTGCATGGGCGGAAGATAATCGCTGCCCGTCGTATTCAATATGACCCACACAGCGTTGCTCAAGTCAGCCCCTGGCGCCCAACTGGTCGAGAGGATGTTCGGAACCTGGTTGACTCCAAGCAAACCGAAACGGGCTCGGTAGCAACTGTCCTTGCTGGCCCAAGCCAAAGGCAGATTCCCCGAATTGTCGAGCGACCATTGGACCGGAAGCGTCGACGTAGATGCAGCAGTCGCTACGATGTATCGCTGCGGATCGATGATGTAGCTGTAGCCGTCCTGGAACGATAGGTTGCTTGCGATTGGGGTGCCATACGCAGGAAACAGCGAGGTGTCCAGAGTGACCCTGAACGAAAGCCCAGCAACGACAGGGCTGTTGATTACTACCGTCTGTATGCCTGACCTGGTGATTGTTGGCGCCGCATCTGTGTAGTTGACGACTGTCAAAGAGGCGTTGGCAGCGGTCTCGTAGTTGAGCGCATCGAACTCCTCGAAGATCCAGCCATCAGGCGGCCCCCCCAGGGCTTGCGTTCCGTTCTTGAAATAGGCCGCTCGGTAGAGCTTTCCAGGCCGAGCCCCATTCACCTGCATATCAAGGATGCAGGCCATGAACAGGGACGGCTCTGCACTCGTTGCGTTGTTTCGAGCGCTGGCCTTCTGTGGGAAAACTCGATATCGGTTAATCGAAATCGAATCGCCCATCCCTTGAATCGCGAGGTAGCCGGACTGCTCGATGATCCATGAGAACCCACCGAAAGGCGAAGTCAATGCATTTACGGGGGTGCCGGCTGCAGGCAGCGCCGCAGCGTCGATGGTGATGATGAAGCGAAGTTTTGGCCTTTTGGCTGGAACAACCGAGAAAGTTTGCACGCCTCCAGCCCTGTTGATACCAGGGTCGCCATCCGTGTAGTTGTGGATCGTTACGGCAGTTCCAGTAGTCGCGTATGTTGCGGCGTCACACTCCTCCAGAACGATACCGTTACCGGTATTCCCTCCAATGTTTGCGCCGTTCTGGAAATACGCAATGCGCAAGTACTTGCCTTGGAGGTACTGCGCATCACCAACAACGCGAACACTCAGGACCAGGCGGTTCAGAACGTCGTTCGCAGACGAAACACCGCCTGCCCGCGTCATCGCCTTGAGCGGGAATGCCTTGCCACGGTTTATGGTCAGCGCATCAGCAAGGAATGACAGGATGGAGTTGATTTCAACAGCGGTACCAGCGTCGTTGCGATATCGGGTTTCAGCCTTGTCGCCTGTTGCCGGAACACTGAAGAACCGGTTGTTGGTTCCGGTCCCGTTGGTGTTAGCCAGGCCTTCCGCCACGGTCGTATAAACCCCAACACTGGCCAGAAACTCTGCATAGATTTTCTTCAGCGTCGGCTTGGTGATGCCATTGATGGTGACGAAGTCTTCGTCGGACAGGAACAGCGAATTTGCCGATGCAACAAGCTGGTTGAACAGCTGCAGAGATTCTGCGCCGGTGGCCATAGTCTTTCCTCTTTAGACCCTGAACAGGGACCGGTATAAATCAGGCGGGTGGCGACTGGTCGTCGTAGGTGTAAACGCGGGCGTCGTAGGGCATGCCCTTCATGGCGACGTTGCCGTTTGCTGGGTCGGAGCTGGTGATCAGGGTTGGGTAGGCCCAGCGTGCTGCTGGCCCGAACAGGATGTGCGGTGGCTCAAGCGGGCCGTCGACCACTGGTGTGAAATCGAGCGCATCGACCCGAACCGTGTACTGATCCACCTGCGTGGCGGTCCACGGACCGGACAGCGTGCCGTCAATTCTGCGTACGCCGATCCTGTGCTCACCGCCGGCGCTGAAGTCCAGAGGTTCCGATGAGCTCAGCAACGTTCCCGATCCAGTGACCTCGAAGGCCACTAGAATCGCGCTCTGGCACCGCTTTGGCGCGTCATCGGCAACCGCAGCAAAGCTCAGGTAGCCACTGTTGCTGCCGTCCATCTCGGTTTCCCAGGTGTAGATGTCGGTGCGGAACTTCTGGTGGCCCCGCCGGCGCATGCCGATGCGCCAGGCTCTGGTCCTGTCGCTGATTCCGGGCATCTTGATCTTCTCGACCTTGTTGCCCAGGTCACCCGGCCAGCGGCACTCGACCGTTTCCCACGCCCAGGTCGTGCGCGAGAAGAACTCCACATCCACGCCATCGAAGTCGTTGATCGACGGCATGGCACCGCTGATCTTCAGCATCTTGGTCATGTTCTGTGGGGAGTAGGTCTGCGTTTTCGGGCCGTAGGTGACATCGAAAGCGGCGCGGGCGCTGTCACGCACTGGCCGCAACAGACCCCGGAACGTCACCAGCTCGCCGAACCCGCACGCCAAGGCGTTGTTCACCATGTCCTTCACGGTGATCGTCGCGTCCAGAGTCTCGTCGTAGGTGTCACCCCTGGCCACGCAGATATCGTGGAAGGCCTGCCACTCAGGCAGATCCAGGTCGTCGTCCGTGTAGCCGCGTTTCTTCAGTTGATAGATGGACCACGGCACAATGTCGCGGCTTGGCCCTGTACCACCTTCCATCAGGGGAAGGATGCAGGTTGCCTCAACACTGACCTGACTCTCCGACTGCGCAGAAAGACGGTCGCCGCCCCGAATGTTGCAGGTCATCACCGTCAAGCCTGGGTAACTCGTGGGCGAGTTCTGCATACGCCCGCGCAAGTCTGTCCATGTGGCGTCGTCGCGGGCCTCGTCGTTGATTCGCCCCGGGCGGTCCTTGTACAGCTTGCGGACCCTGGCCTCTGCCCGCATCGGGTATGGCAGCGTCACGCGGTCGGTGAAGCCCTGGGCATCCAGCGAGCCGCCCGTCTTCATCAGTTCAATGACGGTCCAGGCGCCGGCCAGATCCATGTCTCGATACTCGAAGGCGTAGTAGGTCGGGATCTCGTAGATCTGGCCTTCCCGGCCAATGCCGCACAGGCCATTGGCATAAGTGACCGACCATTCGATCTCGGTAATCTTCTCCTTCTCGGGGCAGCAGGCGAACGGGCCACGGTATCCACCCTGCAGGTTGGAAGCGTCCAGGGTGATCAGGCCATTTACCGTCTGCATGGCGTTAAAGCCTGGCCAGCCGGTGTCGGTCGATCCGGACGATGTCAGTCGTTCAACCTCGAGCAGGCTCGTGCTGAAGGCGGTGATCCGGTACCTCAAGCCACGCGGGCCGATGGTTGCCAGGCCCTGACCCAATGCCAGGCCTACCACCGGCGATCCGCCGTCATAGTCCAGGGTCATCTCGGCCGGCTGCTCGGGGACAGCGCTGGTGGTGGCCGTGCCAGTGGCGCCAACCGGCGAAGCCCCCAGGATGGTGGAGGCACCGGTAGCGGTTATGGCCTGGCCGGCGAACGGCGTCAGCTCGACGATACGCAGCACGCTGCCGCTCACTTGCGCCTGGAACGGCTTACCGCTGAACTGCGTATTCAGCGCCGATACCAGCCCGGACAGGTTGGTAGTCGCGGTGTTCAGCGTGATCGGGTAGCTGGTCGCGCCACGGAACAGGGTGAAGCTCAGCGGGGTGACGTTGAAGTCGTACCGGGCTGGCGCCGCCGAGCCGGTGAGCGTCGATGCCGTGCCAGGGCTGGCAGGAACAGCTGGACTGTATGGCGTGTAGCTGTGCACGACGTACAGGCCCGCGTTTGCCCCTGAAACTTCGATCAGCATACCAGGCGTGGGATTCAGCATCTCCAGCGGACCGCGCACGATGTCTCGACCCGCTCCGCCGTCGATGACGGTGTAGGTGTATGGCGCTAGCACGCGGACGATGATCCCGTTCGACCAGTCAGCCGGGAACTGGCCGGAGCCGGCCGGAACGCTGATCGTGTCGCCGACGAACTGGTAAGCGGATGCGGTGGCCGACCTGGTCAGGTCGGTAGCCATGGTCAGTTCCAGGCCGGCCGAGCCGCTGGAACTGGCCCCCACCTCTGGAGCGTTGAACCAGTTGATATGCGCCGGATCTGCCGAGAGGTCAGCGCCTGGCGGGTAGATAGTGAACGTTGCATCCGCGCCCAGGGAGATCAGCGGGGTTTCCCCTACCTTTACCTTGGCCAGCGGCACTTCGTACTCGCCTTCGCCGATGTAGAGCAGCATTTCCACGCGCTGGTCACGTGGCGCCAGGAATGCGCGGCGCGGCTGGGCCAGATACGACGGATAGACACGCTGGTGCCCGGCAATCTGCCGAACAGTATCGCCCAGCTTGACCTTATTACCCTTGGCGCTGGCATCCATTAGCGGGTCGCCCTGCTGGGTGCCTGCGCTGGAAGGCATACCAGGCATCTTGGGCATGATCGCCTTCAGCACCGCCTTGGCGCCCTTGAACAGGGCGAAGGTGATGGAGAACGGGTCGGTGCCCTTCGGCTCGCGGTAGATCTGGAGCAAGTCGGATGGCTTGAACTTCACCTTGTGCCACAGGTGCTGCTCGATCACTTCGTCATTCAGCACTACGCTGATTGGCGGGCTTTCCCGGCGTTCGTACGACGGGGCCATGGATTTCAGCCACGCCTCGATGGTCATACGGCGGTCTGTCTTCCAGGTGCCGAGCGGCGCCGTGTCACTCAGCTTGTTCGGGTAGAACTCGATCACGGTAATAGACCACCTTGGCATGAGCGGCTTCGAACTCGCCGGTTGTCCGGAGGCAAGCGCCTCCGGGGTTTGTGTCCAGAACCTTCAGGCGCCCTTCGCTTTCCACCACCACGCCGACATGCAGGCACAGCGCGCCACGGAACACGGCGGCAATGGCCCCTGGCTCCGGAGCGCACTCCTCCATGCCCTGGCGCAGGTCGTGATAGGCGGCGGTATTGGCCCGGAGCCTGTCCTTGCCCACCGCTCCCAGGCTTGGCAGTAGTGGCAAACCAAACACCTGGTGGCGCACTGCAATGCAGAGCCCCCAGCAATCGAAGGCAAAAGGCCCCCGTGCACCCTCGCGATACGGGGCGCGCTCGAATTTATCGATCATGGTCAGATGTACTTCAGGCCAGGTGCCAGAGAGGTGGTCAGGACGGTGCGAAGACCGTTGGTGTTGAGCAGGTCGAAGAAGCCGGCGGTGAGCTTGGCGACATCGTTCTCATACTCCCGGCTGAGCAGCGTCATGCGGTACCGCTCTTGCGGGAACGACAGGTCCTCGGCTAGGTAGCGCCGGAAGGTGATGATGAAGCGCTCGTCGGCCGCCTTGGCCTCCTCGACGACCTCCTGAACTTCACCGGTCACGTTGTCTAGGCCCAGCACCAGGTTCTGGAACGCACTGTTGTCGTTCTTGGGCAGGGCGAGATCCATGGCCATCGCGATGAAGGTCAGCGTGCGGCCATCCTCGGTGATGCACACCTGGTCTTCCCAGCCAGAGCAGTAGAGGTGGGAGACGGTGCCGCCCTCCTTCCTGGCTTCGATCGTGTCGACCAGTTCGCCCCTTCCCGAGGCATAGCACTCCTCGATCAGGCTCATCCGAAGTACCTCGTGTACCACTTGTCCAAGCTGCCGGACAGCTGCGTGTTGAATTGGTCGAGCGGCATGCCCATCGCTGCGCCGAGGTACTGATCCTCGGTGTATACCGGGCGGACTTTGAACTCGAGTTCAGCGGAGAATCTCCACCGCTTTACCTGAGCCAGCTCCCCGCCGGTGTACATGCCCTTGAAGTGCACCAGGTGCACCTGCAGGCCAAGAGGCGTCTGCAGCGGCATCTCGAACCATTCGAAACCGAGATTCAGCGCCCAGGTGTGCCAACCCTCGAAAAGGGCCGCTTCCTGCTCGCTGAAGTTGAAGGTGAACCGTGCGGACGTTGGAGGCTTCCGGGTGGTGATCCGGTATCGCGTGCGGCCGGTGACCATCGGCGTAGCCCGCATCGGATCAACCGTGCTCAGCCCATACCCCTCCTGAAGAGGAAGTGGCAATTCTGCCGGGTATTGAATCATTGCCTTTCCTCAGCTGAGGTTTCGATTTATGTGAGCGGGCTGAGGCCCAGCGCTTCCTCGATGCGGGCGAGGCGCCTTTGCAGCAGGAGCTCTTTCTCGTCAGGTGGAACAACTGGCTCGGGCACAGTTTCGCCTGGCTCGCTGTCGGCCTCGTCGGTTTCGGTGCTCATGAGATTCCCCCTAGGATCCCTGTCGGCGCAGGCCGTAGGCATCTTCCAGCGCTTGAGACATAGGCCCGTTACCCCAGATATCGGCCACATATACGGTGGCCATCTGATCTCCGTTGTCGTCTCGACTTTGCTCGACCTCTCCAGCGCGAGACCTGTCCTGCACCAGATTTACCACCAGGTTGGTCTGAGCTGCTGCCGGAGCCTGGGCGCTGCCAGACGACTGAGACGAAGCAACAGAGCTTCCCCCTCCAGCCACCGATACCCGCTCCTTCGAGTTGATCGCCTCGAGCAGCGCCCGGTTGCGCTTGGTGGCCGAGGCATTAACCACGAACTCGCCGTCGCTCAAGCGGGCCATGATGCTATCGGAGGTGCCGGTACCGGCGCCGGACACGTAGCCACCGGTGGCGAAGCCCGGGATCACGGCCAGGCTTGACGCCAGGGCAGTGGTCGATGTCAGTGCGGCAGCAGCCGGCACGGAGTTGGCGCCGAGCGTTGCCAGGGACGCCATCGCCGCCGCCGGTGCCCAGGCCGTTGCTGTGGTGCCCGCCAGGATCATGCTCTGGCCGGCCGCAGCAGTGCCGAGAGTGGCGTTCAGCGCAGCATTCAGCGCCATCTGTACGCCCATCTTCACGAAGCCAGCGAGGATGTCGCGAACTACATCCCCGGCAATGTCGCCCAAGTTACTGAAGGACAGTTGCCCGGACATGATCGCGTCGGTGATGTCGGTAGAGATGTTGTTGAACGCGCTGGAGAAGATCGACTCCGTCTGCCCGGCGATATCCCGCGCCTGGTTGCCGAAGTTCTGCACCGCCGCCGTCCACCCGTTGATCGGGTTCAGCATGGCCTGATCGATCTGAGCCCATCCTGCCTGCATCGCTGCAAGCTGCTGCGGCAGGAACTCGTTGATGGCGTCGATCTGGCCCTGCAGCGCCTGGCGCTGCTTCTCGTCCGTGGCGTTGGCCAGTTCGGTCTGCAGCTGCAGCAGGCGGTCGTTGGTCTGTATCTCCAGGTTGAGCCGCTGCTGCATGCGTGATGCCTGCAGGTCGCCCATGCCGATGCTGGCAGCATCAAGCTGGTACTGGGCTTGCTCATTCACCAACTGGCGCTGCAACTGGGCACGGTACTGCTCGACGGCGGTCAGGCCCTGTGCGCCTTTCAGCGCTGATGCGTAGTTGATCGAGGCCTGGGCCAGCGCCTTGCTGTACTCCTCCTGGGTGATTTTGCCCTTACTCAATGCCAGGTCGAGTTGGCCCTGTTCCTTGGTCAGCGCCCGGGCGGCCTGTGCGGCTGGGTCGTACTGGCCATACAGACGAGCGAAGGTGTTTTCCGCCTCAGCCACGCCGCGGTTGACGTTCTTCGGTGCGTTCTTCTTCGCCTCGCGGGTTTTGATATCCGCGATTTCCTGCTCGATGTTCTTCCGGGCTGTGGCGTATTTTGTTTCTTGCTCAGAATTGAAGCCGCCCGCCGCCATCGCATCGGCACGGGCGTTGTCGAGATCCTCCAGCTGTTTCTGCAGCTTCTGGGTCTGGGTTTGCGCAGCAGTGAACGTCGAGTTGATCAGGTCCACGCCTTTTTTGCCGGCGTCTTGAACAAACCTGTTGGTGTTCCCTTCCCACGCCTTCCAGGCTTCGTCGGCAATACGGCCTTGCAGCTCAGTGGCTCGCTTTTCGAGCACCTTGAGGCTGTCAGGGTTTACGCCCATCAGGCTGCTCGCGGCAGTCCCATATTTGCTGATGGACTTGCGCGCTTCGGCGATCTGGTTATAGACGTCAGCCAACTCCTGCTCGGGAGTGGTCTTCCTGCCGACATCAAGCATCGCGTCCCAGGCTTTCTTGGCGAAGCTGCCCAGAGATTGCCAAGCGGACTCAAGCGAGCCGAGATTGCTCTCCATCTCTGCCGATCTTGTGCTCAATGCCGTGGCATAAAGATCGGTAGCCGCCCTGGCGGCATCAATTGTTTTTCCCTGCTTTTCCAGGGAGATGATGTTCGCGTACTGGCTTGCAGTCAGGAAGTTGAGCTCTGCATCGAGCTTCTTCACCGCATCAACTGGACCTTTAGCGATCTCATTGAAGGACTGGACCACCTTCGTAACGTCTTCCCCGGTCTGCTTCGACCAGGCCACGTGATGCCTTGGTGATCTGCGCATACATCGGGGTGAGGGCGTTACCGGCCCCGGCAAGCTGTTCGAGAACCTTCGATGCCGCACCAACCGTCGTGCCTGTAGCAGCGACCTGTTCTGCAAGCCCTGCCAGTTCGCTGTAGCTGGTGCCAGCAGCGTTTCCGTTTCGGATGATCGCATCGGTAAGCCGATCCGACTCCTCGGAGCCCTTGTAGTAGGCCAAGGCCAGCGTTCCGGCTGCTGCGGCCGCCACTGTGAACGGATTCACCAGGCCAAGGACATAACCACCAAGAGCCTTGGCGGCTGGAAGAACGCCGCCAAACATATCCTTAAGCTGGCCGCCTTGCTGCAGGAAGACCGTAAGCGGTGCTTGACCGCCCTGAAGGCTGACCGCGATATCGGTAAACTGGGCAGGTACCCCGCGCAGGGCTGCCTGGTATGCCTTGGCTGACATGCCGGCCTTGTTCATGCTTGTGGTCGTTTCACCGAGCGCCTCTCGCATTGTATTGATGCGCTGGGTGTACTCGACGAACGTGTCACTTTCGACCACGCCTGCCTTCTTAAGCTTCGCCAGTTTCTCCTGCATGTCGTCAAGACGACCCAGGGCAGCCACCGTTGGGTTGATCTGGCCCAGCAGCTGAGATAGTTCTTTCCGCTGGTCATCAAGACTGCTGCTAACACCATCAGCCGACGAGGCTGCTGCATCGCCAGCTCTCTCCATCCGCTCGAGGGATGTCGTCAGGTCGTCCGCATTGCGCTTTGCGCCCCGCGAGTCGATCGTTACCGCCAGGCGGGATTCCTGGGTCATACCTTTCTCCGGGCATAAAAAAACCGCCTAAAGGCGGTCTTTTGTTAAACGATGCAGTCACCCGGACAAATCTGATCCGCAGTGTTTGCACTTGATAGCTTCGATCTTCACGACCTCTGCGCAAAATTTGCACTTCTTGAAACGGTCACTGGACCCAGAGTGCTCAGCTCGCGCCGAGTCAGATCGTCGCATTGCAGCAACGAGGACACCCGCTAAGCCACCAATAAAGCCTGCTAGCCCAGCCGAGAATCCATCGCTACCGCCAGTTGCCTTGATGACGACTACGGTGAACAAAAAACCCAATGCAGCCGTGATCAGAAAATGCAAGATCGCGCTGTTTCCTCTCTTGCTAGCAATCACGGCCGAAATAGCGCACACCAGCAAGAAAAAGATCAATCCCCAGATAGGTTCCATACCGACTCCTTAATGATGTTGGCAATTTACCATCACTTGTGTGTCGCCACCATCAACGCCCTTCTGAGGACTTAGTTATCACCATTTTGTTGTCAGGGCCGCTGCATGTGATCAGCACGCTGCCATCTTCAACATAGATTCGGGTCATCGTCATAACACCGGTATTCACAATGTGAACGATATCGTCAGGCGGAACATTCAGCTGAGCAATGGTGTTCGCCTGAGCTGCCTGGCATTTCTCGAAGCTCATCGACACGGAGCTTGATTCGGCGGCTGCGCTAGCAAACACAGGGGTTGCCGCAATGGCGATCGCAGCGAAGATACTTCCATTTTTCATGGGTCGGCTCCTTAGTTGAAGGAGGCAATTTACCATCATCAATAGGAAGCACCAAAACTATGCGCACACTACCAAGAGCAACGACCCCTATCGTTTTCGATGGCCATTGCTTGAACTTTCTTTTTGCTGCTGCTCATCCCACCGCCGGCGGAACTCGTCGTCCAGGGCGAAGATGGAGGCATCGAACTCTTCGCGGCATATCACCGAGGGGTAGCGGTTGAGGTATTCGGCGATGGCGGACGGTGCAATCGGGGCCGGCGCGCCGACCATGCCGACGTACTGTCGGGACCGGCCGATGTGGCCGTAGGCTTCGAGGATCTCGGCCACCACATCGTCGATCTCGGGCGGCTCTTGGGCCTTCAGCCCGAGGCGCTCATGCTTCCAGCGCTTTTTCTCGTTTTCCTGCCCGGCCCAGTCCCTACCCCAGCGATATGCCGCTACTGCTTTTCCGCAGTGGCCTGGGCCTGCTCCTCGATGCGCTTGGCGATGTCCAGGGCAGTGCGCAGTGCCAGGAAGTAGACGCTGGGCAGCTGCTCGATCAGCGCCTTGCACAACTGCGGGGTGTACTTGGCCGGCTCGCCCGGGCGCTCCTCAACGTCGATACCCTGCCAATCCTTGATCAGGTGCTTGGCGGCCAGGTCGATGAACAGGTCGTCGTCGGTTTCGAGCTCGACATCGGGGATGGAGTCGACGGTGAAGCCAGCGGTGCCGACCCGGCCTGCTGGTTCAGCGCGGCGAGGTGCCGGCGGATCACGGCCTGGTGAGACTTGTAGATCGGATTGGCGATGGATGCGACCAGAATCGACGCAGTGTCCGGCCCCTTGTCGCATTTCACGGCCAGGCCGTCCGAGCCAACCTTGAAGTGCACCCAGCGCTCGCCGTTGATGTCCAGCTCAGGCTTCTTTGCAATGGTGATGCCCATGGTATTCCTCTGCGGTAAAAGGCCCGACGCGCACCGCAGGTCGCGCCGGGCAAAGGGTTAAGTGGTAACGGTGACAGCGCAGGTGTCGGTCTTGGTGCCGTCTGCAGCGCTGGTCGCTGTGATGGTGGCGGCGCCCACGGCCAAGCCTTTGACCAGGCCGGTTGGGCTCACGCTGGCGATTGCCGGGGCGGAACTGGTCCAGGTGACTTGCTGGCTGGCACCGGACGGGGTGACCACGGCCTCCAGGTCGGCAATTGCGCCCACCGCTACACTCAGCGTGGCCGGAGTGACATCCACGGCAGCTACAACGATCGGCGCCGGCAGGCGGGTGATGGTCGGGGCCACGCGGCGGGCGGTATAGTTCAGTTCCACCTGGATGATGTCAGTCGAGCCGCCATCCGGCCAATCAGCGGTGATTTCCATCTCCGGGATCAGGAATTTGTAACCGCCGTCGGCGTTGCCGATGGTGAATTCCAGGCTGATCGCGTCGTTGGTCTTCTGTGCCTTCCACATCTCATAGGCCATCTTCGACCAGCTGATGGTGATCGCACCGGACGGGGTGAACGTGGTGGCAATGATGTTGCCCGGGTACGGGTTGCCGTTGCCGATGCAGCGCTGGGTCTGCACGGCGTTGTCGAACTGCAGGTTGAAACTGTCGACGCAGGCGTTGTCCTCGCCCACCTGGACGCCGTTGATGCGCAGGCCGCTGATGTCCTTGAAGCTGAAGCGGCGCTGGCTGGCCTCGGGCTGGGCGTTGGTGATGAACGATGTGTTGTCGCCCTTATCGTCCCAGGAGCGCGCGGCCATGGTCGTGGTGACCGTGACCTCATTGTCGCCCGGGAAATCGAAGTTCATGGTGGCGACTTGCACGCCGCGGGCGATTGCCGAGACACCGATGTCGGTAGCGTAGGAGGCGATCGAGAAGGTGATTCGGTCGTCGCCCATGGTGAGCTGGTCGCTGACCCAGGCCTTGCCGAAGCAGGAGGCCATGAACTCGTCCAGCGCGCCATAGCGCCACTTGGTTTCGATATCGCCGCCTACATCCACGGTGGTCTGGGCGGTGCCCTGCGACATGCGGGTGAAGCCGATCTCGTTGTTCTCTTCCGAGTTGAAGGTCGGCATCAGGCCGTTGCTGATGCGCGTCAGCACGTTCCAGTCGCCAGCCGGGGTCACGCCAGGGGTTACTTCTTTGATCCAGGCCAGCTGGACCTTGGCTCCGCTCGACATGCGGTTTCTCCTATCGATAGGCGTAAAAAAACCGCCATGTGGCGGTGGATGTTGAGGGCTCAGTAGGCCCGGTATGGGATCGACACGTTCACCTGGTACCAGCCATGGCCGTCATCGCCGATCGTGCTGGCTGAAGCCGCATAACAGTCGAATGGGCCGGTCGGGTCGCTGTAGAACTCGAAGTGCTGCACAAGGGTGTCCGCGGCCTTGGTGATGGCCAGGGTGCCCTTGTAGCTCGGCACGAACAGCTGAATCATGATGATGCCGTTGCGGCGCACGCAGGGGCCGATGCCGGTTTCTGCCGCGCTAGAGAGCCCAGGCACATCCGCCAGCCTGGCCCAGATGGGTTTGCCGGCCGGATTGAAAGGGCCTTGCAGTGGGTTTGGGTAGTCCACAGCGTCAGCGGGAATGCCCGCCCACTGCGCCATGCGGCCAGTGACGATGGCCCGGATCTGTTCGAAGGTCATGTCCTGTAGGCCTCGGATACGCCATTGAACGACACCGCGTAGATGCCGGCTGGGGCCTGTTGGGAATGGCCATCCTCAAGCGGGCCTGCATACGGCAAATTGTTCTGGATGAAGACTTGGGTGTATGGCTCCAGGCCGGTGACTGCTCGAACACCGGCCTGGATGGTTTCTGCGCCAGTTGGATCGACGTTCACGGTGCTGGTGTACACCGGCGCCCCGACGCTGACGATGTTGTTGCCACGGAAGCGCCCGGTATCAACCGGCGATCGTAAGACGATCTCGTTGAGCAGCGCCATCGCGATAACCCGAACGCGCTGGCTCAGTTGCTCCTCAACCACCCCGGCGAACATGCTGGGCGGCGTGCTCCAGCCTCTGTTCTTGGCCATGGTCACTTCCTCAACTGGACTCTCCGTAGTGCGCCTTGGCCGGATCGATGCCCGGGCTGACGATGCGATATGTGGTCGGCTCGCCCGTGATTAGGTCTGGGGCAACAACCTGGTGCCCCACCGCAGGCTTGTCTGTTACCTCGTTGGCCAACGCGATCAGCAGCACATCGCCCACCAGGATGTTCAGGCCGTCGATGCGCCGGCTGTCGTAGCTGTCGAGCACTCCACGCCCGGTGTAGTTCACCGGCTGGGCCGTGGTGGTCTCGTTGACCGGATCCCACACGCCCGGCCCCATGTAGGTTCCGGTGAATGCGGATACCGCATCAGCTAGGTCTTCGTCGAAGGCCTCGGCCAGGTCGATCTGGATATCATCTCGCAACCCCATGGCTACCCCCGTTTAACTGCGAAGGCGAATGGATTGCTACGCCAGGGCGTGAGCAGGGACAGGGCCAATTGCACGCAGGCCGGTTGGGCTGCCGTGCTGGTCTTGTCGATAGAGCCGAAGCTCTTGCTGGTCGACACCGATCCGGCCTTGACCGTCTTGGCTTCTAGCGATCCCTCGGTCTGCTGTACGTACAGTTTTCCTTGCGATGCGCATTTGGCCAGCCGTGCGCCGGCCTGCTTCACATCGTCCGGGATGTCGTCCATGTCGATGCCAACCAGGTTGAGCGCAGTCAGGTAGGCATTCGCCTCGAAGACTGCCTCCTCCTTCAGCTCTGGAGCTGCCCAGTCAGGCCCAAGGATGGCGTCTACGTCGGCCACGGTGATGTAGGTAGCCATCAGGCCTCCGCTTGAATGAGTTGGGCGGCGGATTTGCCTACCGCCCCGGTGTTTACTTGGCCAGATCTTCCACCAGCTTCTGCAGTGACTCTTTCGAGGCATTGGAGCGGTAGGAAACGTTCGCGGCGTCGAGCTTGGCCTTGAGCGATTCGACCTCGGGGTCAGCGTTCGCCACCCTGAGAGCCTCGATCTGCCTGAGCAGTTCGGCCTTCTCTTGCTCCAGCGCGGTAACCTTCTGCACTTCACCGTCGCGCTCACGTTGCAGGCTGGAGACCCCGGCATTAACTGCTTCGAACACTTCGAAGAGGCGCGATGCGGTTTTGCCCAGGTCGCCCTCCGGGCGCTCAAGGCTCTGGACGGCGAACGATTCGACGATCACGCCGATGGATTCCAGCTCGGCGGTCAAGAGGTCGAAATGGTCCTGGCTCAGGCCGCCAGCCTCGACAACCACAGCCGAAACCAGCAGTTCCGGGCGGATGGTCACCTCGGGAACATCCTTTGCCTCACCCTTACGACTCGAAGCAGAGTTGGCATCGACGATGACCAGTCCGTGCTCCTTGGCCAGAGCCTTGATGTCTTCCTGGTACTGGTGGAACGGGCCGGCCAGATACCAGATGTTGTTCTTGCTCATGCGCAGATCCTCAGCAGGCCAGGCCAAAGGCCCAGCCCGCCACCAGTGGTTACTTGGAGGCGTCACCAATCAGAGCCACACCGGCGGTGTGCTTGATGCTGGTAGCGGTCTTGTCCCAGTTGGTGCCGGTGGCGATCTCAGCATCGGTCGGGGACTTGCCGCCGTTGACGGTGTCCCAGGTGTAACCCTTGAGGCCAACGCCGAAGGTGTAATCCACCTGCAGAGTGGTCTCGATGCGCTCCTTGCCGTTGGTGGTGCTGACGTTGCTGATCAGATCGCGACCGTCGTGCACCAGAGCAGCGCCCTGAGCCAGGGAGAGGATGATTTCCTTGTTCGGGGTGCCGGTCTGCATCAGCGCCGGGGCGTCGGTGACCACCGAGACTTTGCCCAGGATGTCGACAACGAGAACGTTGCCGGCCTGGAACAGTTGCTCGGAGTTGGCCAGGGCCTGACCGATCAGCTTGTGGTAGGTGGTGCCCTGCATGACCTGGGTGATCAGGTTCTGGCTGGCATCGCCGAACTTAGCGTGAGCGTTGTTCAGGGCGGCCTGCGAGATACCGGCGGTTGCCGACACGTCGTTGACGGCCGAGGCTTGGGCGGTAATCGCGGCGACCAGGGCGGCGATGGCGGTGTTCAGCTGGTCCTTCAGCAGGATCTCAGCGAACGCGCGGGACGCGACCTCGATGCCTTGGGCGGTCGGGCGCTCCAGCCAGGTCATCTGCGAAGGCTCGTAGCGAACCGGGCCGAAGCCGCCAGCGACCTTCACCGAGGAGTTTTTCAGTTCGGTCAGGTCGGTGATCGGCGCAGCACCGTTGGCGGCGTAGCGATCCACGCGGCGCTGAGCAGCGGCCAGAGTCTGGAAGAACGACTCTTGGAGGAAGTCGCCGGTGAAGCCGTCCGGGGACAGCACGATGGCGCCACGGCTGGCGGCGTTGAACGCAACGAGCATCTGATCCAGCGTCTCGATGGTCGCCGGCATGATGTACTCGTTGAAAACCTGCATTTGCGACAGGGACATAGGTGTTTTTCCTTACGATTGAGGGAGGTCTGGGAACCGGCTGGCGATTGCCGCCGTGCGTTCCGCTTTGGTACCGCCGAAATTGCCTTTTGCGGCCCCGCCGCCCTTTCCAGCACCTCCGGCCCCGCCGCCAGATGCCTTGCTGCCAGCGATCAGCGGGCCGAAGGCCGGATCGTTGGTGAATTCTGCTTTCAGCTCGTCCAGCGTTGCCGCCGAGAGCTTGCCGGCCGCGTCCAGCACGACAACGGTGGGTTTACCGTCGCGCTGCTCGACGCTCAGCCGGCGTTCGATGTGGGGAAGCAATGCCTTGGCGCTGCCTGGCACGGCCAGAGCAGTCGCGATCTCGGTAGCGGTGCGGCCCACGGTCAGATCCCGGATCTGGCCTTGCAGGGTGTTCCGCTCGCTTTCCAGCGCCGAGCTCAACTCAGCCTCGCGGCGGTTGTACTTCTCGGACCAGGACTTCTCGAGCTCCTCGACGTTGCCCGACTTGCGGGCAGCCTCTTCGGCCTCGGCACGCGCCTTTTCTTCGGCCTCACGGCGGGCTTTCTCGGCAGCCTTCTTCTCGCCCAAGAGCTCCTCCACCTTGGCCTTCAGGCCGGTGACATCCTCTTGCTGCGGCAGCCCCTCGATGCCCAGGACGAACTTGCCGTCCTTCTCGACGTACAGGCCCTGGATGGATTCTTCGACGCCTTCGAGGCTGTCCAGTTGGAATTTCAAGGTCATTGCTGTCTCCCTGAGACGTTGAGCAGGCCCTGCCTGCAAGAAAAAGCTTGAAACGAACCTACGTCGTAGCTATATTGCAGCCACGACAAAGCACAATGGAGTCACCCAATGAGTTCTGTACAATTCATTCATGGCGATAATGGCGAGGCTGTTTTTGCTGTGTTGCCTATCGAGATGTACCGCTCTCTCCTCGCAGGCGGCGCTGGATCAGAGGCCTCTGCCTCATCACATCCGCTTTTGAATGAGGATCAAACGATGATCAAACTGCCTTACGGTGGCCCTGATGCTTATCTCCACATCCCGGACCTGCTGAAGTACTTGAAGGACAATGGAATCAAGCACCTCGCTATCAACCAGCGCGCTCAGATTTTGGATAACTTTCCGCCTGAGCAAGCGATGACGCTCGACCCAATCATCCGCCGCGAGTTTCTTGGCGACCTTCGGTACAGAAACACGATGCAGGCAACCACCGAGGTGGTAGATGCTCTAGTCGCATCGGGGCACTTCCGGCGCGTTAAGAAGCGCTACGAAGGCGTGTTTGGCCGTTCTGTGAATGCACTGGAAGTAGTCGAGTAAGAAGTACGTACGCCGGCCTCAATCGAGGCCGGCTCTTTGGAATGCCATCGGCTCCCGCTCTCGCAGCTGCTTGAGGGTCAGGGTCCGGCCGTCGTCATCGACAAACCGGTCGATGGTGAGCTCGCCCTTGCTGAACAGCTTGTAACGAGCCGGGCCGAGCACATCCTCTTGGAACGCTGCCGGCTGGCGTGCAAGCCATTCGCCGTAGGTGATCTTGCTGCTGACCTGTTCGGCGCCCTCAGGGCCTACCGCTGGGCGAGTCGAGCCGGGTATCTCCCGGGCAAACTCGTCCTTGAGCACCGGTATCTCGGTGGTCCGGCAGTTCCAGTGGAATGGCGGCGACGGCGCGGTCAAGGGCACCACTGTGCCGTCCAGGGCCCTGCAGAGCGGCGTGGTCCTGCCGTCCAGTGTGGCAACCCGGCGCTTCCCCTTCAGGATGTCGTCGTTGTCGGCCATAACCTGCGACCTCGCCGAACTGGCGATATGGTTGGTCATGGTCCGCACCAGTGCCCCGGCCTGGTCGCGCTGCTGCACGCCGAGCGAGGCGAGCCGGCGGGTGATCTGACTTGTCGTCTCACCCAGCGCCGAGCCCACGCGAATCTCGCTGATGATCGCGGCGCTTTTCTTGGTGCCGTATTGGTCGAGCGCACCGGCGATGCTGATGCGCTGCCGGCCCTTGCCGACCTCCAGGTCGAGCGGATCGGCCAGCGCTGCGGCGGCGACCTGCTCAATGCTCCGCTTGTTCAGCTGCACGACCGTCTTCACGACCTTGCCTAGCAGGGTCAGGTTGAACTCGGCCTCGTAGCCGGCGAACTCAGTAAGGTCGAGCACGGCCTGCTGCTTCATCTCGCCGTATACGCCCGCCAGCTCGCTCTGTAGCTCCTGAATCTGCTTCTCGTACCGTTGGGTGCCGTAACGGCTCAATCCCTCCGATACGCGAGACTTGGCGGTGCTGATGGCCTTCGTGATGAACTTGGCCAGGCGCTTGAGGCTTCCGCCGGCGTAGCGCTGCACGTGCACCTGGTGGCGAGTAGCTGCGTCCGAAAGGTAGCCGTCACTGCTCATCCTCGCCGCCTCCGGTGTCGTTGCCGGTCACCGGCGGCTGCTGGGCCAGCTCATCGTCAATCAACTCGTCGGTGCGGTCAGCCTCAAGCACGCCGCCCTGGCGCAGGTTGGTGCGCAGGTCGGACTTGGCGATGATGCTCTGCTGCCATAGCTGGACCTGGGCCAGGATGTCCTGGGCGGTCATCGTCTCGTCGAAGAACGACTGGTTGAGCCAGAAGACCGTCCCCTCCTCGTCCGGCTCGCCCATCATGAAGCGCTCGGCGTCGAGGATGGCCCGCTTCAGGGCCTCAGACACGTTGCCAGCGATGGTGCCCAGCACACTGTTGTCCGAGCTGTAGCGGATGCGCACGGCCTCGGCCGTCTCGGCACCGCCGGCCTTCTGGACGATGCGTGCACCGATCATGAGCATCTGCTCTTCCTTGTCCTTCAGCAGCGTGCGGGCCAGCTGGCTCTCGGTCGCCTGGACAAGCTTTGCGTCACCGGACTTTCCGAGGTTGAAGCCGCGGGTAGAACCGATGTGGATGCCATTGGGGTTTAGCTTGGCGAAATCGTCAGCACTGATGTCGGTGGTTATGAACAGCGTGGGCTGGCTGCTGATGAACCCGCTCTCCTCCACCGTGGCACTGTTGCCGTAGTGCAGGATGTTCACATCGGCCAGGTCTTCCAGCGGCGACTTGTCGATGCTGGCGTCGTTGTCCTCGGCCCCGTAGAAGCTGAACAGGATGTGATCGAACGGCTGGCCATTCTTGTCGAGCGGCTGGGTCTCGGTGTAGGTCTTGCCGTCCTTGCTGTAGAGGCGCTGGACGTACTTTCCATCTACCAGAAGCAGCACCCGGTACTGCTCTTCCTTGATGCGGTCGAGGTTCTCCCGGCTGAACTCGGACACGCATTCGAGCAAGCAGACATAGACCAGGCGCAGAACACCATCGATGACCTGCTCTTCCCAGTCGATGATCGAGGTCGCGCCGTAGTGGTGGATCAGTGCACGCCGGCCCTGCATATCGGCCATGGAGGAAACGCCTTCAACTGGCGGGAAGTCCACCAGGAAGCCGCCACGCCCGGTGTCCAGACACTCACCCACGGAGCGCTTGGAAAGCTGCTCCAGGCTCGTGCCGTCGCCGCTGGCGTTCTCCTTCAGGTACTCCACACCCGCGGGCAGCTGCAGTTCGGCTGTCTTGCGGAACACCGCGCCCAGCAGGCCGGTACGGGTGCGCCCGGTGATGTTCAGGAACATCGCCCGCTTCTTGTACTGCTTGTACCGCGCCAGGTTCTCCGGTGATTTGTTCTCCGGGTCCGGCATCGGCAGGTATTCGTCGTGCTTGCGCACCTCACGGGCGCCGGCCACGCAGCGCTTGACCAGCAGCCAGCCGGGCAAGGCCTCCGAGTACTCTGCCCGGGGAATGAAGTTCGGCATGGGTGGCCTCAGAAAGTGAACGTGATGGGTACGTGCTTGACCACGGAGCGCTTGGTCTTGGCCACGGCGAAGTAGCGGAAGGCGTCAGACGGGTGGGATGACCAGTCATGGAGCGGCTTGTCTTTCCAGCAGCCGCGCTTGTCGTCCCACTCCTTTCGGTAGCTCTCCAAGGCCGTGATGCCCTCCTCGCATTTGGCTTCGTCGAAGGCGCAATTCGGGAGGATTTCCCGGGCCTGCTCAATGCCTTCGTCCACGCCGAGCTTCGGCACCACCTGGAACGTCAGCGAATAACGCTGTCCGTCGATCTCGTAGCCCTCTCGTGCGAGTTCGCGCCGAGTCTTGCCGTCGCTACCGAATTCCCGGTTGTCGATGTCGTGCGGGCCCCAGTGCTCGCCATACTCGTAGCCGCGATCCTTCAGCACCTTCATGTAGTGCCGCAGGCCCTCGCCGCTGTTCTGGTAGAAGTCGACAACGTGGTACTCCTCGCCGACGATCCGAACGAACCAGATGGCCGTAGAGTCGCCAACGCCGATGTCCCAGAAGGTGTGCACCGGCAGGTGGCTGTTGTCTGGCAGTTTGCCGATGCGCTGGGCAGCGTAGAGCTTGGTGAACTGCTTGGCGTAGTACGCGCCTTCGATCGTCTGCTGGAATGCCTCTGCAGGGATCGACGGGTACTCCCGCTTCATGTCGTCGCCGAGGGTCTTTTCCTTGGCGCTGTACCAGGCGCGCTGACCTGGGTTGGTGACGATGCCGTGCTTGGCGGCCAGGTCATCGAAGTACTTGACCAGCCGGTCCGGGATGACGACATCGGTCGGGTCCAGCCAGTAGAGCGGATTCCGCCACCAGCTGAAGAAGAAGAACTTCCAGTCCAGCAGGCCCAGTGGTACACCGGCCAGCTGCTGCTTCTCAGCAGACTGGCTGTAGTCGAAGAAGTAGCCGGCCCGACCTTCAGCCGTCGATTCGATGGTGACGAAGCACTCAGCGGCAACGGCCTCGAATGCACCGGTGACGATCTCCCGAGCCTTGTGCGGGAACTTGGCGCAAATCTTCCCGAACTCGGAAACGTGCAGGTAGCGCAGCGTGCCGCCCCGGAAGGAGGTGGACACATACAGCGACCCGCCTTTGCTGAACACCAGCTCGCCCGCCGCATCGTTGCGCGCCGGGTTGGCCGCCTTGATCTCCTTGGGCAGGTGATCGTAGGCGTACTTCACCTTCTCCCGGAACAGGCGCTTGGCGTCGTTCAGGGTGTGAGCGATCAAGGCGCACTTGGCAGCCTCGAACAGTGCGGCATCCAGTTGGACGATGCACACCAGCGTGGTAAAGCCCAGCTGCCGAGCCTTGAGGATGATGTTGCGGGTGTGCATCCCCTGGAAGTAGTCGATCTGCTCCTGCGTCATGCGGAAGCGGACCTTCTTGCCCTGCTTGTCCGTGATGAAGTACAGGTTGTTCAGCCGCCAGAACCGGTCCCGGAGCAGTTTCATGTGCTCGGGCTTCATGGTCAGGCATCCTTCGAGAGTTCATCCATCAGCTGCGACAGTTCATCGGCGTCTTTCGACTGCTCCTTGTCATCCAGGCCGAATGCGGTGCGCTCGAGCACCTGCAAGTTCTTCATGGCCGAGGACAGCTGGAAAAGGGTCTTGGCGTTGCTGGGCAAGGCCACAGCGGAAAGCATCGAAGCCCTTCGGAAACCGCTCTCGTCACCAGCTGTCTCGCACTCAATCTCGTCTTCGATCTCTTCGCGATGCTTGATCGTCGTTAGCAGATCATCCATCAGCAGGTTCGCAAGGTTCGTGGCCTTGCGAATATCGCGGCGATGGCTGCGAACAACGGTAGCACCCTCTTCTGCCGCCTCTTCGATAATCTCGGCGTCCCGCTCAGGGTTCGCGCATTGGTCTTCGCGAACCTCGCCGCGAACCAGCTTGTTGCGAACCTCTTTGCGGACCTGCTCGGAAAGGTCCCGCTCCCAGCCCAAGGCCTTGGCCTTCTTCCGGATTGCGGTGTCGCTCACCCCGTTACGGTCAGCGATGGTACGGATGGAAAGCGCCCCGGCCCGGAAGGCTCGTTCGATCGCCTCCCAGTCGGGTTGCCGTGTAGTCACAATTTGTTACTCAAATTAAAATCGAGGCCAGTTGAAGTAATGCCTAAGTGCCACCATTTAGGGTGAGCTTGCCAAGGACGGCTATCACAATGTGGCGAATCGTTGGCTTGCATACCCACCTCACTGAAACGAGTACTTTGCATGACTATCAAGTGTAACGATCCACAATTTCTCATCCAAATTGTGAAACAAAAGCACCCCGACGTAGCTGAGCGTCACCCAACCGCTCACCAACACCTGTTCACATTCAGTTGCGGCCTGATCATGAACGTATTCAATACCGGAACCGTGAATTTTCAGGGAAATAGCTACGAGAACCGTACAGCCTCCGACATCCTCGCAGTTATTGACATGATCAATCGCCCACCAGTACCAGCTGGCCAGGTTTGATAATCGAGTGCCGCACTCACCTGCGGCACACCCTCCGCGCGCCACGGAACGGCACATCCCGATTATGTGGCGCGCTACCCGGCCTGGAAGACATGGCCGCGCCGGGCAACTGCGTACAGGACGATCCCCAGCTTGAGGATCACGCCATACACAGTGGGCACATGGCCGTTCATGGCCAGGACGAACGCGCCGAATGCGCCGATGGCCACCAGGTAGAACGCGACGGCCAGCAGTGGCGCATCCATTGGCCTGATCCGGCGCAGGTAGTCGCACGCGGCGATCACCACCAGCACGCTCAGGAAGGCATTGGTGCCAATTAGGACTGAAATAAGGGTCGAGCTCATCAGGTAGCTCCCTTGGCTCCGAACTGACCCACGAGCGACTTCAGCACCGGGATGATGTTCATTGCCAGAAGGCCTATCAGAAAGGCCACGCCGTATTGGGTTTCTCCGCTTGTGCCAAGGCTGAAGTAGCTGATGGCAAGCGGGGTGCAGAAGACTGCCGAAGCGAAGCCGGTGAAGAAGGCGGCGACCGCCTGCCCCCGGGTGAGGCCGCGCAGGAAGGTCAGCGAGAGGATCGCTCCTGCGAAGCCGCCAATGATCACGCCGTACTTCACCAGCAGGACGCCGGCAGTCGTGCTTGCTGGTTCGGCCATAGATGGTCCCTAAAAGAGAAGGCCCGCTTGAGGCCCACATCAGGCCGCAGGCAAGTGCGAGAAGCAGCACACAACGAATGGGGTAGAAACTAAAAAGCCCAGCGCTAAGGCTGGGCTTTAAAGTGATTTTTGCCAAAGGCAAAATTATCAGCATGGGGAAACAATGCCATCAGCCGTGCGGGAAGTCAACCAACTCTTTTTAAGAACTTCTTGGCATCTCTCGAGTAATTCGCTAACAACTCTTCGACACCGTCCATTCCCCACTGGTAGTGGTCTGAAGGAAGGCCATACTTAGCACGGAGCTCCCTTGCGATTTTCAAGGCCTTATTTCCGAAATAGCCGACGAGATTGCATTGTTGCTCGTGAGCCTCATCAACCTCCAGCGCATCGTGCCACCAAGCGGACCTAATATGGTCCATTCCAAGCCTTACCTCATTCTCCAACCAAGCGAGCTTGGCCCCTATGCTCTTATCAATTTTCTCGAGTGCAGCTTTAATAATGGTGAGCTCTGGCTGCGCGCAGCCTGGATAACCACTGACATCCGGAGTGTGCCTAAGCTGGTGATAGATCTCTTCATGCTCACGAATGGCATTCGCACAGTTCACTGCAAGCAGGTCTAATTCACGAACCAGAAAAATTGCTTCTACCTCGGCAGCCCGCTCTCTCTCATCAGCTCGCGCTAACTTTTCCTTGAAAGCCGTAATCAAAGTCGTAGTCACTGCTGCCACGAAGCTACTTCCGGCGATTAGCTTCGCTATCTCCATAGCATCCATCCCTTCCATTTCTCTCAAGCCGCCTTTTTCATCTGGTAGAGGGCCGCCGCAACCGGGGCCAGCGCCATTCTATCGAGGTCCTCACAACACTCAAAGGCAAGGCGTATATACCCATCCCAGTCGCGGGCCCACGCAGTGGACTCCAGCCTGACGTCATAGTGCGCCACTAGCCACGCCCTAAATCCCTCCGGCGATGCCAGCGGATCGTCGTTGGCCGACTGCCCGCCCTGGTGCATGTACCGATACCGGGCCATGACGCCCTTCACCACGTACTCGAGCTTCTCGCGCTTGGCGGCGGTCATGCGCGGGGATCGCTGCTGTACCATGATGAACACGGCCTCCTCTGCGTCCTCCTGCGTGTCAGCATCCATCCGCGGCGAGTACATGAAGTTGCCGAAGGCCTTGATGCGAGTGGAAAGCTTGTTGATCGCCGCCTGCACACCTCCAGCCAGTGCCTGATGCACGGCATGGCTCGCCTTGCGCTGCTTCTCTGTGGTCTGAACCATCGTCCCCAGCAGGCCGAGCTGCTCGATGAATGATCCCTGGCTATCCCAGGCCGTGTACAGGCAGTCATGCCAGGCTTGCCGTGCACTGTTCAGCTGCATGGGCCGTTCTCCTTCTTGCGGCGGCTTGCGATGGCCTTGGCGCGAGTGATGCACCAGGTGGAAGCGATTGTCATGGCCAGCAGCAGCGCGCCGGCGGTATCTGCGATAGTCCAGGTCATGCTGCCGCCCTCCTCAGGTCTTTGAGCTTCTGCCTGTACAGGGCCTTGATGGCCTGCAGGTCTTCGATGGTGTAGCGGCGCGGCGTTTGGTCAGCCTCGAGCGCTTCGGCTGCGGCGAGGCCAATGCGCTGGATCAGACCCAGGCGGTACTCGGCCACGTTTCCTGACAGGTAGCGGTTGTCGTGCTTGGACTGGGCGTGGCAGTTGTTCTCGTCGAAGCGGAGGTGCGGCGCGGCCCCTGTGCTGCGATAGTGCCCGGCATCAACGGCATTGCCATTCCAGTCCAGAGGTCGGCCGCTGGAGATGCACGCATACCCCGCCAAACGGTCCCGCTCGCGGATGTAAGCATTGAACGCGGCTTGGGCCTCCCGCAGGTGCTCCCCCTTCGTCTTGAGCTTTTCACGGCGCTCCTGCAGGTCCTGCCGTGCCTGCTTGGTGATGGCCTTGGCCGCGATCTTCTGCAGCTTCGGGTCTTTGGCCATGGCCTTGGCGCAGGCGATGCTGCACACCTTCTGCGTGGTCATGGCCGGCGTGAATCGGTTGCCGCAGCCGGGCGCCCTGCACTTTTTCGGCTTGACCTGAATCATGCCGCCCTCCCCCGGCGCTCGCCGTAGATCGCCATCATCAGGTCATCTGGATGCGGCAGCAGAAGCTGCAGGTGCTCGGCGCAGTAGGCATCCAGCAGTTCCAGGTACTGGGTCATTTCCTGCGTGCTGAACTTGCGGGTCTTGGCCCGACCAACGCGGTACCGGGTGCCGTCGGGCAGCTGGACTGGATGCAGTTCTGCCGGCCAAAGGCGAGCCACTAGGATCTCGTGCCACTCCTCGGAACTGGCGATCTGGCCGAACGAATCGCGGAGGTGAGCCTGGATCAGGCCATTCCACATCCACAGCAGGCGGTTCTGCGCATCGCTGCGCTTGTTGCGCACTTCGGTGATTGCGATCTTGCGCGGCTTGCCCAGGTCAAGGCCGGTCAGGTAGCCAATCAACCGGGTGCGGTCTTGCTCGGTGCGGAGCATCAGGTCAGCCATGGGCGCGGCCCTCCAGGCAATCCATCGACTTGATGAGCGCGCGGTCATGCTCAACCAGGCCACGAGCCTTCGAATAGAGCGCGTGAGCGCGCAGGCCTGTGTATGGGCTGCTGGAGTAGAAATCCCAGCTCAGGTACCAGCCTCCAAGGACCAAAAGAGCGTTATCCACCTGCCTGCGAATCAGGAGATCTTTTTGGAATAGGCTCACACTCCCTCCCCGGCCGGCTGCCCGGCGCGCTTGATGTTCAACTTGGCCAGCAGGTGTGCACGGCACGCGGCGGCGCTCGATGGGATCTGCTGCAGGTCCAGCAGGCGGACCTGGCGCTGATTTGCGTACTCGTCAGCCAGCTCGACCAGGCTCTTCTGGCTGTCGTGGCCGATGCCCGTGGCGATGTCGCCCAGTGGCTCGCCGGCCACCAGCATGCGGATGGTGATGTCGTAGGCCCGGGCGAAGACCTTTTCGGCCCGCTCCACCTCCATCGAGCCAAGGTTCTGCGCCTCGCACTGCAGGGCCGTGTGGCGCACGGCTGCGTGCGACCAGGTGCGTGACCCTGCCCTGCTGGGGTGGAAATTCTCCAGCGCCTCTGCCAGGGCCCGCGCAAGCGGCGGAATACCCATCTCTTCCGGGGTCGGCTGGCACAGCTTGATGAACTTGCCGCTGCTCGGGGCGAAGTCGGTACCCAGCACCCGGCACTTCTGGATGCCGAAGCGGATCTGCTCCAGGGTGTTGATGCCCGCAGCGACGAATGACTTGATCCAGCTGCGCTTGGCAGCCTTCAGGGCCTCGTCATCCGGCCAGGCCTGCTTCCACGCCGGGAAGATGGCCTGCAGCTCCTTGAACAGGGCGTTGACCACTTCGGTGGTGCCTGGGTCGAGTTGCTTGGCCGGAACCTGCACCTCGGCCGGCAGGTTGCGGGCCGTGGCCATGATCTGCGTCACGCTGCGCAGTTTCGGTTGTGCGGTCATAAGCCCCCCAGGTCGTCAGCCCATGTGGTGTCGTTGAAGTCGGGACCGTTGCGGCGCAGGCCCTGTTGGGCACCCGGCAGCACCTTCTCCGGGAACAGGCCTGTCCAGCCGTTACTGATCGACTGGTTAATCACGGCGTCAGGCGCATGGTGCTTGGCCAGCTGCGAGGCCTGCCGCTCGCAGGACGTCTTGGTCAGGCGCTTGCCGATTTCCTTGCGGTGCTGGCACCAATCGGCCCATACAGCGGTGCTGACGTTGGCCGGCTTGGCAGTCATCGGGTCGAACCTCGAAACCTTCTTTGAAGCCGCAGGAGTGTCAGCGACTGCCCCCTTCGGTTCTTTGATGGTTCCTTGATGGTTTATTGATGGATTGGGTGCAGCTCCTGCACCCCGTTCTGTCGTGGTTTGCACCCCGTTCTGTCGTGAACTGCACCCCGTTGCGTCGTCATTTGCACCCCGTTCGGAACCGGGTGCAGCTGGTGCACCCCGTTCTACGCACAGGTCATAAACGGTTGGGCGGCGGTCGTGACGATCGATGTAGGCACCGGCAATAGCCTGATTCCCAAGGCGAATTACCCCGATCTCCAGCAGGTGGTCGAGCTTGTACTTCACCGTGCGGATGGACAGGCCGGTGTCATCGCTGATGCTGGCGGAGGACGGAAAAGCCCCTCGGCCGTTCTTGTCGGCATAGTTGGCCAGGACCAGCAGCACGTAGCGCGCAGTGGCGTCTACGATGTCGCGCTGCTCCAAGGCCCAGGACATGGATTGGACGCTCATTGGCCGCGCTCCTTGTTGAGCAAGGCAAGCAGCTCTTTGAAGCCCTTTCGAGCGCCCGGTCGATATGCATCAAGGAGCTCGTCACGGATCCTGCCGCCAGGCCCATCTGGGTCGAAAGCGTTACCTGAAGCCCAGCGATCCATACAGGCACTTGCTCGCGCACAGGTATTGCGCAGCCTCTGGATCTCGGCCTTCAGATTGGCGATCTCATCACCCTGTGCGCGGCTCTCAGATTGAAAATGGTCACACTCATCGTCGAGCCTGGTGATCAAGTCGCGAGCGATCTTCGCAGCGGCCTCGAGCGACTCGTGACGCGCATGAACGCCGTCCTCAATCAGCAAAACAAGGTCCTTGGCTGCCTCCATGAGCTCGCAATACAGCGAGTAGTCACCGACTCCAGCGGCAGTAACTCGTCCGCCAGCCAGCGGCATTCCCAAGTGAATCGGCTCGGATGCATCTTCAACAACAAGGGTCACGTATTTCATGGGCGCCCCTTCACTGCAAGGTCAGCCAGCTCGGGGAAGCGATCCACGTACCAGTGGGGCTGCGTTTCGCGCGGGCACTGGGGGCTGGTGAGGTTCTTGCCGAAGCGCAGCCCCTTATCGGTGATGGCCCAGAACGTGACCGTCTCCTGCTTGGAGTTTTTGCGCTGCATCACCTTGAGAATACCGGCGACTTCCAATGACTTGTTGAAGGCCGCCGGAGACATGCGGATACCGTTGTCTTTAAGGAGGGCGGTAGCAGACTTGGTAGGCATGGATGAACCACCAACTGCGTCAGGCGCCTCATCTACGGCATACCCGGGCAAGAATTTGGCATCCAGGCCGTTGTTCTGGGCGATCTTGGCCAACATCAGCATCTTGCTGGACGGCGCCGGCTTGAGCAGGCGGTCGAAGCACTCGAGGATGGCCAGCTCGCCGACGATCTTGGAGTTGTTCGGGGTCTGCACGGAAAAGCTTCCGGTCTTCCGGATGCTCGGCAGCACCTGCCCCACCACCCACTCCTCAAAGCGCTCCGCTGCCGGGAGCTTCGACTTCATGACGAGGCGATACAAATCTCGCTCGGGGATGATGGTCATAAAGCCACCACCCTGTTTCGGGGTAGTGGTCGCTGCCTTGCAATGGCGGGCCACGGCGTTCTCTGGCTTGGCGTAGCCAAGGGCTACAGCAATGTCATTTGCAACAAACCACGGATCACCGAGCTTGTCAGTGATGACACGGATAGCGGCCCCGTCGAAGTCGAACGGAATCACATCAGGGTTGCGCGCCACAGAATCGCGCTTGTCGTTTTGTGGCGCGACCCTTTGCAGGGCCTGTACACTTGGGGTCTGCATATGCATAATTCCCGTCACAAGTTATGTTTTGCAGAGAGCCGGGCCGCAATCCCGGCTTTTTTGTCTCTGCGATTTGGCGTCCCTTATGAGGAACTGACGCCCGGGTCCCTAATTAGGGATCGGACGGTTACCTCGGCGCCGCGAACGGCACCACGTTGTTGCTCTTGGGCTTTCCCCGCTGAGCGAGGAAGTGCGTGGCCTTTTTAAGGATCTGCGCGGCCAGCTCGTCGGTGCTGACACCAACCTCCTCCGCCCAGGCCTCCAGGTCCGCGAAGTCATTCCGGCGAAACCGGGCGATCTCCACGTCGTGCTGCTGGACTGCTTCATTTGCAGGCGGCATTTGTCCTCCCTTGACCTATTCAGGCCCTGGCCTTCTTTTCGTGGATCAGCGGCAGGTGGCCGTGCTCTTTCTTGAACGCCAGCGCGGCCAGGATGATTTCCCGAGCAAGCACGCTGTGCTGAGCCTTGAGCTCCAGGGCGTACCCCTTCAGCTCGTTGAAGTCCTCGTCATCCAAGCGGACCTTGACCTGGTGATCGTGGCGGTGGGCTTTGTCGTCGTAGGCCATCGGGTGATCCCCTGCTCGCTGCGCAAGTCGTTCGGGCTTATGAGTTACATGTCAGGGCCGGTTCAGGCCCTGCGTTGAAACGGTGCTACGGTTCCCCGCGGATTCCGGGGCTTGGTTCGGCTGGCCAGCTCTCGATCGATCATTTCTGCAGCGAGCGCTTCAGGGGTCATTCCCCTCCGTTCAGCCTCTCGCTCCAGTTGCTCCATCAGTCGCTGCTCCAGACCGACCTCTTGGATCGGCATAGGGCCTCCTCGCGGCCTTCAGGCAGCGCTCTGATCGCCGGTATTCTCCGAAGCCAATGCGGCCAGCTGGGCTTCCAGCAGTTCGCGGCACAGCACAGCACGCTGAGTGCGGTGATATGCCGCCAGCGCCTGGATCAGGTTGAACGTGTCCTCATCGACCCGGACCTTGATCTCGCGGTCATGCAGGTGATTGCGGTTGGCGTACATGCGGGAGTAGCTCCTTGCAGTGGGAAATGGTTAGGCGGCGGACTTTTGGGACGGAAACGGGCGCTGCTCCTGAGCAGTTACGGTGCCGTCTTCATCAACAGTCACATACACATCACGGCCTACGCGGATTGCCTTGCTCAGGCCCCCCTGCGTGCAGCCGAGCATCTGAGCGGCACGGGTATGGCCATGCTCTTTTGCGAATTCTGAAAGCGGGATTCGGCGCATAGCGACGTCCTCAACAATGGTTCCACGACACCAGTATGACCGCCGGTATTGTTAGCAGTCAATACCGCCGATATTGGTTGGCCGAATACCGCAGGTAATATGATTTGGAGATGACTAAAGAAACTCGACGCCTACCCCTCACCGACTGGCAAATCGCGGACAGCGATCGCCTGAAGCAGAAGTATCAAGAGAAGCGCGCCGCGCTGAATTTGACTCAAGAGAAGCTTGCTGCAGCGCTCGGGGAGGGAGTCACGCAGGGAGCCGTTAGCCATTTCATGAACAGGCGAACCGCGCTAAGCATTCGCGCGGTGACTGTGTTCGCGAGACTGCTTGAAGTTCCTATATCGGAGATCAGCCCGACTCTCGCCGCCGAGGTCGAGAAAATGGCTGCTCCGTATGGTGAGGCCGAGTATCAGAAGCACGACCTTTATGCCAAGGCGACCGCTGGCCATCGTATGGCCGTAGATGAAATGGCAAGCAGGATGCTGGGGATGTCAGAGGAGCAAGCTCTGAAGCTCAAGCAAGCAATGGACTTATTGATGCCATCTGATGACTCAAATCAAGACTGACCACCCACCTCTCCTGCCTGGCGGAATTCACAACCATACCCTGGACTCCCTAAGGGTTCTCACGGTTGATGGATTCCCCGATTCCGTGAGGCGACAGGCTCTATTTGGCACCCTTGGTATATACTTAGAGATGCTTGAGTCCACGGGCTTCAAGGGCTCTGCATGGATCGACGGCTCATTTATGTGTCAGAAGCAGGAACCCGACGACATCGATCTGGTCCTGGTTTATGAGTCAGAAGCAATCGACAGAATCTCTGAATCTGCCAAGCCCGTTCTCAACGGGCTTTTCGACACGCTGACGGTCAAGGCTCGTTTCAACCTGCATGTATTCCAGGTGCCGACTGAGGATGAGAGCGGTCTTGAGTATTGGAAGACGTATTTTGGAACCCAACGTGACGGAGTGACGCCTAAAGGCCTCGCATCGATCGGAGTTAACCTATGACTGAGCAAGCAAATCGTATCGATTGGCTTGAGCGCCAGCTTGCTCAGGTCAATCAGTTTATTGAGCGAGACACCCGAGCGCTGGAAGCGTCTCCTGGTAAATACTCCCTGCAGATCGCTCTCAATTCATGGCGCTCGCACCAGGAGGAGCTGCATCAGGAGCTTAGGCAAGCGAAAGCAAGCCTCCAGCTCGAAGTCGTGCAGCTCAGGCTAGTCGGTATGCGTATGGATGGAAGCATCCCACTGAAACTGCTGAGCAAGCTATCCGATTCGTTCAATCGTGCTCTGTCCTACGCCGCATACCACCTGCGACATGGATCTAATCCTAAGAAAGGGATTCCGGAAAGCTTGGCCAAGGAGTTAGACCTGAGGCTTTCCGATCTGGCCTTCGGTTCCACTCGACTGGTTTTCGCTGGGAATGTCTCCCCTGACATGACGGGGGAATCCATAATGGAAGGAGCTTTAGAGCAGATATTTGACGTTCTGAAAGCCCCAAATCACGACAGGATTAGAGAACTGGTTTCTGTGATTGGGGTTCCGGCGACAAAGGCATTGAGTGACATGCTTGGCGTTTTAGAGGCCAGTCAAATAGGTGCCGAACTGTCTTGGCCAGCCCCCAATTCAAAGGTCTATCATTGGGGTGGTACTCTCGATGCTGTGCGCGTTACGCACGACAGACTTTCAGCTCATCAGGACATTAAGCCAGAGCCAACGACTCTATTCGGCGTTGTTGCTGACCTGAAAGAGAATGGGACAATCTACGTTAGGAACGGGGATTCCAAACAAAAGGTTACCTACAATCGTCAGCAGTTCCCTGAGATTCAGAAGCTACGCCTTGGCATGCCGATATCCATCAAAGTCATGAAGTACGTTCGCTACGTGGCCTTGGAAGACAGGGAGATCGTCACCTACAAGATGATCACGGACGACTGAAGAGCCTCTGCCTACATTGAAGCCCGCCGCTGAGCGGGCTTTTTCATGCTTATGTGATGACGAATTGCCAGCATGGTAGGATGCCGGCTCATTTCGGGAGGGATACCTATGCGCAACCAGTTAATCATTGCCGCGACCTTTGCCAGCTTATCCGGCTGCGCCGTTCCACCAGCGAAGCCAGATCGCCCGCTTGACCAAGTTCAGCCGACGCCCGTTTGCAGTGGAGAGCAGCAATGCTCTGAGATGTGGGGTCGCGCAATACAGGCTTTGCCGATGGTGACCCGAATGAAAATTATGTCGGCTACCGACACATTCTTGCAGACCTATCCGACGAACAAGATCGGCTTCCTGAATGGCCAGGTCTACAAGCAAAGCCTCGGCGACGGCAAATACGCTATCAAGGGCGACTTCAGTTGCGCCCCCTACACCTGGTGCGACAGCTTCAGGAACACGACGCAGCACTCGTTCAACATGTGGGTGCAGGGATACGATCCGGTGAAATGAGTTAGCGATGTAAGCAGCCCGCCTTGTGCGGGCTTTTTTGTGGGCGCGAGAAAAATATGACCGGAGGTATTGACCATCAAAAATACCGGCGGTATTGTTCGCATCAACAAGCAGTCACTCACGAGGGACTGCCGAGGCCCTCACCGGCCGCCGCTCTTTCACATTGATGGGAACCTCGCGGATCGATCCCGGCAACGGCACAGCGCGAGCAATAAATTCGATCCCCATGCCAGCTCTGGAACTGGTGAACAGACCGCATTGCCTCTACCGGCGACCGGCGATCAGACAGCCCCGAAAGGCTGCCCACGACAGGGATCACCCTGTACGGCTGACGAAGGTGAAACGCCTTAACCGAGAGAACGACCCGGGCATGCAATGCGCCCCGCCATCCCGGCGGTAATGGGACAGCAACACAGACGATTCCCCGGTGCGCCTCAAGCGGGGCGCATCAGGGGGAATCCACTGGAGAACACGCATGAAAATCGTAGATGCCGTTACCAGCGTTGAGCTGAGTTGGTACAACCGCCGCTGGAACATGCGGCTTCGCGGCGATCAGAACGTCCGCGACGAGATTCAGGCCGGCTTGGTCTACGACCGCTTCGGTTCGCTCTACCTGGCTCAGGGCGAAGGCCTTGTCGATTACTGCTCTGCCGGCAGCGGTGGCGCTTGCGGCGGCAAGTTCAAGATGCGCGACGGCAGCGTCGAGGAGGTCACCGGCGCCTGGAGCAGCAATCCAGGCCACGTGCTTAAGGCCTCTGGCATCGACACGGTCTCGACCAGCTTCAACGGCTTGGCCATTTCAATCTCGCTTGAGGCGCTTCGCGAGCTTGCTCACCGCTTCAACTTCGTGATCGATGAAACCACGGACGCCTATCGGTACAACGTTACGCCGGTGCCGCAAGCGGAGAAGATCACGCTGGAGCGGCGCTACTTCAACTGAACAACCAGCGCCACGACAGCCTGTCGTTAACTGCCCGATGCCCTGCTCCCCATCGCAGGCTGCATCGGTGGCCACTCTGAACGCGAGTTGATCGCCGCGAATTGTGAGCGTGGGTAGCGTCTCGCCCTTTGGTGAGGTGTCCCGACACCCGGTTTGCCCCGGAGAGTGGCCACCGATGCTTCCCGCATCCCCTTCCCTTCACATACGACCGCATTGGCAGGCGCCAGGCCACCTTTCACGGTGGGTTTGGTCACCCGCGCCTGGCTCCTGGCCAATGCGGCCGCACAACCAACCAGGAGGACGCCATGGGCGCACTTCGAGCAGCACAGTTTGAGTACGACAACCGGATGCCGCCGGCGGTGAGCGAAAGCTCAGTTGAGGAAGCTGAGGCGCGCTGGATCGACGACGGCATTGCCGAGCTGATGGCGCGCCGCGACTTCGTGTTCCAGCGCAACTTTCGGCAGCGGGGCGTGACCTACGATCGCTTCGCCCAGGCGGTGGATGAGTTCGTTATGGGACAGCTTGGCCAGTCGGATATCAGCAACTCAGTGTTGGGTCGCTTGGTCTTGGCGGCGCGCTGCAAGGTCATCAGCGATGCCGCAGCGGCAGCCGACGAGATCCTGAGCGTGGCCAACCCTGAGTCGGCGCTGGAAGAGATCGCTCGCCAGCTGCTGACCCCCTTCGCCAAAGAAGGAGTTCTGGCCCAGGCCGAGGAGGCGGAATGAGCCCTCACAGCATCGCGGTCAGCGCTATCCATGGCGCCATTGAAACCATGCTTCTGCCGGGCTCTGGTCCGGTGGAAGACGGAAAGGCCGAATCCATGGTCGTCGCCTACTTCTCTCTTCTGGCCATCGACTCCAACGAGTTCAAACATTACTGCGAGCGCATCCGCCGGATTGCCGAGCGGCGCAAGGAGGCTGCATGACTACGACGATCTTCCCGTCAATCATCGACGACCAGGTGGTCGAGGTCGCTCAGGCCGTGCCAGACGATCGAATCCTGCTGGTGTTTAAGGGCCTGACCATGGAGGACGCCATGAATCAGGCGCGCCTGGCTCACATCGAGAACCCGGCGGCCTGGTCGGGCCGGGCCTACCTCTGTGGCATGTGCACGCTGGCCTACGAGGTGCGGGCATGAAATTTCTCACAGTTGTTTTCCAGCTGGATGATGTTGAGCAATTCCGCAGTGCACACCCTGAGCTGTTCTGCCTTGGCGGCGATATCGATGGCGCTGAAATTACAGCACTGTCGGTTGGCAACCAGGTTGGCCGAGTTTTCGCGCTAGAAGAACTCCTTGAGCGCGAGGGTATCGATATTCCCCCGCTGAGGGATGACGAATGACCAGCTACCAGCGCGCCCGCCGCATGGTCATCTCGCGCGGCTCCTTCTCCATGCTCTTCGCCTGCACCTTCTTCATGCTCGCCAGCGCACTGGCGGGCAGCATCACTTCCTGAATCACGTAGCCGAGCACGGCGGCCCTTCGGGATAACCGTACCCCTTCGGGAGCGTAAGCGGCGAGAGCGCGCGACCATCCACCGCAGCCAGGGCCTGGAGCGTACCTCCGTGCCTGGGTGACCTGGCATTTCCCCTTTCAACTGACGGCGCCGGCCTGGCGCGAGGTTTTCCAATGTCCACCACCAACATGCGCATCTGGGAGAAGGTCCAGACGACCGACACCCGATTCACCAAGGACGCCAAGGTCGGCGGCCAGCAGATCACCAGCCTGAACGGCACCGCCATGATCATGAAGGCCACTGAGGTCTTCGGGCCGGCCGGCATCGGCTTCGGCTGGAATGTCGTTGAGGAGCGCTTCGACAAAGGCGCCGAGATGTTCAGCGGCGAAGGCGACAAGCGCGTCAGCCTGGGCTTCGAGCTCAACCACACAATCAAGATCACCTTCTGGTTCATGCTCGACGGCCAGCGCGGCGAGATCGAGCAGTACGGTTGCACCCAGTACCTCTACAAGTCGAAGTACGGAACCACTACTGATGGCGAGGCGCCGAAGAAATCGCTGACCGACGCCATCAAGAAGGCTCTCTCCATGCTGGGCTTCAGCGCCGATGTGTTCCTGGGCATGTTCGACGATGTGAACTACGTGCAGCAGTTGCAGGCCGAGCAGGCCATCGAGCAGGCCGAGGACAGGCAGGCCGAGATCGAGCGCCAACAGCAAGAGCGCCTGGACTTCATCAAGGACACGATCGAGACCATGCAGAAGGCGGTGACGCCGCATGAGCGCAAGAAGATCCACGACCACGCTGTGCGCAAGCTCATCGGTCGCAAGGACGAGAAAGGCGCCGCCCGAATCTCCCTTGAATTGAAGAATCTCGAAGCCGGCAAGCCGCAGGAGGCTGCAGCATGACCCAACTCTACGCACTCACCGGCCAGATGGCCGAATTGGCCGCCATGTGTGACACCGACGATGAAGGCCTCAAGCAGGCCATTCAAGACACGATGGCCGGCATCCAGGGCGAGTTCGAAGTTAAGGCCGACAATATCGTCATGCTGCGCAGGAACATCGAGGGCGACATCAGTGCGATCGAAGCGGAAATCGACCGCCTCAACGAACTCAAGCGCATCAAGGCCAACAGCGTCACGGCTATCACCGACTACCTTCGCCGGAATATGGATGCAGCCAACATCAAGTCGATCAAGCGTCCGCTGTTCACCATCAGCCTGGTCACCGGCAAGGAGAAGGTGATTGTCGACAACGAGCAGGCGGTACCGGATGACCTGACTTCGGTCGTGACCAAAATCGCGCCGGACAAGAACGCCATCGCCGCCAAGCTCAAGGAATGGCGTGAGCACAACGAGGCGGTCCGCAAGCGCATGGCCGCCGGCGACGACTGCGAAGACGAACTCATCCCTGAGCCAAGCTGGGCGCACCTGGAGCGCGGCGAGAGCTCAATCCGCATCAAGTGAGGTCAGCATGAACCCATCAATCGACCTTGAGGCCGCCAAAGCGGCCTTCTTCTCGTCTGGCGGCCGGATCATTGTGCTGGAGGGGTTTCAGTACGTGCCCTTCCGCGAGCGCCATCACCCTGAGCCGAAGCCGAAGCGGGTCAAGCCAGTCAAGCAGGAGCGCGGCGGCGAGCGTAAAAGCCGCGCCAAGGCACGCACAGCTCAGGTAGAAGAGCTCGCCAAGACCATGACCTGTGGCGAGGTCGCAAAGCTCCTGGGCGAAACCAAGACCGCTCTCTGGGGCGTAGCGGCGCGGGGAGGATTCAGGTTCTTCAGCCCGCCGAAACCGGCAAGACCGGAGAAGGTAAAGGCCGAACCGAGCCAGGAGGATCGTGACCTCGCCGACAAGATCATTGCCCTGCGTGATGCCGGCAAGTCCCGGTGGGGCGTGACTTTGGAGCTGGGCATCGGTAACTGGAGGTTCGCGCGCATCCTTGCCGAGTTCGACATTGACTTCCCGCTCCAGCGGAATCGGGGGTAGGCCATGATAGCCACGATCTCCCAGCCCGTGCCCGCCGTGAAGTACGCGGCGGCCATGGCCAGATCCACTGGTCAGCCTTGGGGCGTATACCGAGGAAACAAGCGTCTACTGGTGGTTATGCCGTCTGGCTCGACGAAGAAAACGCCCATTGAGGTGTGCCACCCATGAAACGCATCCAGAAGCTCACGCAGCAGCGTCGCCGCCAGCTGCACATACACATCCCGCCCAGCGGATTGAAAGAGGTGCCGTATGGCGATGGACCAGGCAGAGCGCGACCGGCGCCGGCGCGAGAAGGCCGAGCGACTGCAGGAAGAAGACCTGCGCTTGAAGGTTCGACCAGGGACTAAGCAGGCCCTGCTGGAACTGATGGAGTGGGCCGGGATCGAGGAACAGGGCGAGGCGATGACGCTCATGATTCATCACATCGAAGCGCTCGGGCATCACGCGCTGCTCAGGATCGCGCGCCACGAAATCGAAGCTCACCGTTCTGTGGCGCGGATTGAGCCGCTGCGGCTGACAGCCAGGAAGCGAACCAGCCAGCACCTGCGCGCCATATGCGACTGGGCAGATGTCACCTACAGCCAGATGATCGAGGCACTGATCCACGGCATCCACGCACTGGGCAGGCTGCACGCGGCGAAGTTTCTCACCCCGCCGCGGCATGAGATCAGCATCTCGCCACGCCTGGCCCTGGCCTTCGACCGGAAGAGCATGCTGATGATTCAGCAGGCCCCTGGGGATGAGGTCTTGGCACCCAACTCAGTTTGAGCCCACCATCTACATGAGCCAAGCAAATTACTCACGCTTTGATAAAATCTTAGGTAAAAGTCTTAAGATCTCGCTAGAGCTCCGCTGTTCTATCTTATGCTTTTCAAGCTCGACAGTGGATTGCCCCTCTGCTAAAACATGGTTCCTCTCCACCTGCAACAACAGCCTGCTAGCCTCACTTACCGCCGCCATATCCTCGGTCAAGAAAGCTGCCACGACCCCTAAATACTTAACCTCCAAGTTTGTAAGCTCGTTCTGAAAATACTTGATCTCTGCCAGGCCAGCCTTATACAACCTCAAAAAAAACAGGGAAAAGAACTGCACAAACACAGCCAATGAGAGCTTAGGCAAAAACAAGAGTGAAAGCGCGACGAAATCTACGGTCCCATTTGGATTGATCTGTTTGTATATAGTCTCGTTCACGGTACTCAGAGCAAGCGTAAGAAGGATAAGAAGGGCTGCGGAAGTCGTAACTACCCCTAACGCTAGGTTTACCGTTCCTCTGCGACCCAGAGCGTCTACCTCATGAAGCAATCTTTCCCTTGAGCGATAATAGTCCCGCTCAAGAAGCTCCAGTGTTTTTTCCTGCTGAGCGCCTTTGGTGGCTACCGAACTCAACTCATTCCAAATCGCTTTAGTAGCGCTATTTTTTACAGCTTCGATGGTGTCTTCAATCACACCGCTGCTTGCCAATATATCAATACGCTCTAATCTTTCAGAAACCCCGGACAAGCGCTCTTCAACTTTAGTAATCCTATCCAGCTCGTGACTTCGATCAACTTGGAAGTCTACAGAACGAAAATCATAAGCCCTTGCGCTCCCCCCTTGCACATAGGCATATGTAGCGCCACCTATCAAAGCAAGAAACGAACCCAGCGAAATTAAATATGAAGCTTTTTGGGATATATTTAGCGGCGCATCGATGTACTCCCAGTAGTAACCGTATAGGAAAAATACAGCCGAACTAATAGTTGCAATCACTAGAGTGGCCCGCTCAATTCTGGAGCGTCGCTGCGCCCTCAACTTCCACTCCAGGATTTTTTGTTCGACAAGCAAAGAATCTTCTTCGGAAAAATACTGATGATCCATACCACCCCCATACTCGATGCAGCGATCATACCTGATGGCAATCTGCCAAAGAAAACAAATCTCCTCACGCAACATTAAGCCCTCCCTTCAAATCATTACGCCTCCCCGGCGAGGGAGGCGCCTGCAAGCAAGGACCACAACATGACCGAACAACAGCACGACGAGAGCAAGCTCGAGCGGGTCATCCGCAAGATCAAGCGCTGCCTGGCCCTTTCCAAAAGCTCGAACGAAAACGAGGCGGCCACGGCAATGCGCCAAGCTCAGGCTCTGATGCGCGAGTATCGTCTCACCGAGCTGGATGTGCGCCTGAGTGATGTCAGCGAGGTGGAGTCGGAGAAGGCGCGCGCCAATCGCCGACCTACCTGGGACCGCCACCTGAGCAGCATCGTGGCCCAAGTGTTTGGCGTTAGGCCTCTGTCGCACCGGCACTGGTGCGAATCGTCAGGCCGTAGGGTTGATCGGGCGCTGTTTGTTGGGGTTTCTCCGGCCCCGCAGATTGCGATGTATGCCTACGAAGCCCTGCTGGTGAAGCTGATTTTGGCACGCCGTGAGTACGTTGCACTCGTCCGCTCAGGTAAGCGGCGCAGCGCCTACTCACCCGAGACCGCCGGTGATCATTTCGCTCTCGCCTGGGTTTCGGCGGTCCACGGCAAGATCCATGAACTGATTCCTCGCGGAGACGAAGATCCGGCGCTTACCCACCACTCGGATGGTCGAGACCTAGTCGCCGTTGAAGCGCAGGACAACGCCTTGATCGAGCAGTACTTGGCAGGTCAGGAGATCGGCAAAGCCCGGAAGGTGCCAAAGGTTGAGCTGGATCTAGACGCACAAATCGCCGGCCTACTGGCCGGTCAGCGAGTTGAGCTGAATCCCGGCCTGGCTACGGGCGGGGAAACCCAGCTCCAGCTGGCGAGCGCATGAGGAAAACATGACCACAGCAATCGACCTATTCGCCGGCCTCGGCGGATGGAGCACCGGCGCGCGCGCCGCAGGCGTCCAGGTTCTCTGGGCGGCAAACCACTGGCCGGTGGCCGTTGAATGGCACAGCGCCAACCACCCCGAAACGCAGCACGTCTGCCAAGACCTGCACCAGGCCCGATGGGAGCAGGTGCCCGCGCACGACATCCTGCTGGCCTCGCCCTGCTGCCAGGGCCACGCCAAGGCGCGCGGAAAGAAATCGGGTAACCCTGAGCACGATGCTTCACGATCCACCGCCTGGGCGCCGGTATCGGCCCTGGAGTTCCACGGCCCCAAGCGGCGGTGATCGAGAACGTTCCGGAGTTCACCGACTGGGTGCTCTACCCGGCCTGGCTCCAAGCAGTAAAGGCGCTGGGATATCAGGCAGCGCCTCACATCGTGGACTGCGCCGACCTTGGTGTGCCGCAGCACCGGGTGCGCCTGTTCATGGTCCTGACGCGCAGCAAAGCACCGCTGATGCTTCAGCTACCACAGGAACGACATGTGCCGGCAGCGAGCTTCCTCGACTTCGAGGCTGGCCGATGGTCGCAGATCGAAAAGCCAGGCCGAGCCCCGGCCACTCTCGAACGGGTGAGCAACGGGCGCAAGCGCTTCGGCGATCGGTTCATTATGCCCTACTACGGCAAGGGCTCCGGCACCACAGGCCGCGACATCAACCGGCCGATTGGCACCATCACCACCCTGGACCGCTGGGCGCTGGTCGACGACGATCGCATGCGGATGCTCAGCGCCAGAGAGGCCTTGGCCGCGATGTCGTTCCCCGCTGACACTCTGCGCCCGGAGAACCACCGGCTGACCATGCACATGGCCGGCAATGCAGTCCCGCCATTGGCCGGTCAGCGCGTCATTGAGGCGCTGATGAAAGCCGCCTGACCCTCCGTCGCTGCCCGCAAGAATGCGCTTATCCTGCCACCTCTCTGCCAGAAAACCACACGACGCCTTCGCATGGTAAATCCCGCCCCGATGCTTATAAACTTTCTTCCTTTACGGCCCAGTGGATTTCCTAGTCGAGTAACTCTCAAGAAATAGCAAAGTTCACGCCCGTCTCGGTAGGGTACTTAAACAGCTGAAAATGCTGAACTCCTTTTACCCCATTAATTTTTTCATAAGCGATCGAAAGTCGGTACTGATTATTTATAGGAAGAATCGCAGTATTTCTAAATCCTTGGGGATTATCCTTTGCCAACGGCTGAACAGCCATCGGGTGCATTTCTTCACCAACACCAAAGAACTGGGCCGTTACATTGCGACAGTACCCTCCCCTGTTGACGACTTGAAACCAATCCGCGTCCAAGCCCGCTGTGACGTTCGACCCTTTGTATTCGACTTCTAGTAGTGGTTCCAATGAACGCTCATGATTTTCCAAGGTGACCTTCTGAGCTTCAACCAGAGCCGTCTGCTGTTGTACGGATGCTTTAAGCTCATCCGCCTGCATCCTAAGGGCTTCAGAGCTGAGGCGAAGCTCTGCACCCTGCTGCATGAACCCCAGAATCAACCAAAAGAAAGCTATAGGACCAAACGCCCCTGCTAAAAAATCGCCCACACTATTCAGCTCCATAGTTTGAAGCTGCGGCAACCGATCAAATATAAACCAAGTAAAACCAGTCAAATAAACCGCCGTAAATATTGCTCCAACCCATGCAAGTCTGTTTCGCATACACGCCTCATGCTGAACCTGAAAAAAGTGTCAATCATATTCGATGCAGCTCAGGCCAGCTACCTCCCCCCCGCCTTTCTAATTAGACCGCAGTACTGCGGCAAGGACGAAGTCATGCCTGTAGAAAGTCCAGCACCAGAATTCGCACTCGATGGAAACAAACCGGCGCGGCCGGCACTCGCCTGCTACCAAGTCGGCGACTGCGATTGGGTTGCAGCTACCAGCGAACAAGAGGCGCGCCGCATCATTGCCGAAATGAATGGTGGTGACCCGTCTGAGTATGAAGATTGGGACGTCGAGCTCTCCAGCGACAAGATGCTCGATCAGCAGTGGGTCGACGAAGATCCGCCCCATGCTGAGTGCGGCTGCCTTCGCCAGTGGCTGGCAGAGGCCACCGAGCCTTGCTACCTGATGGGCACGGAGGGCTGATTGATGACCCGCCTCGCCCTCTGCCTCCTGCTGCTGGCCACCGGCGCCAGCGCGGAGCAGCTCACGCCGAGCATAGATGTGCTCCACGACGACAAGCGATCAGTTACCTGCTGGAAATATGCCGCAGGCAACGCTGGCGGACTCAGCTGCATACCTGACTGGATGTTGCGTGGCCCGAACCAGGCCGGCAACGAGCGCCAGCTCTCCCCGCACGAAACCCAACCCGAACCTACACCCGCTCTGGCGCCTGGGCGCTGGATTGATGAGAGGTATCAGCTCTAATGGACAAGTACATGGAAAACGCATCCCTTCGGCGGGAAATCGAGCACTACAAGGAAGTCATTGCCCAGCTGCGTGCCGACAATCCCGCGCAGTGCGAGGCTAGTGCGACTATCGCATTGACCGCCCGAGTGGAGCCCAAGAACTCCACTTATTTCCTGCAAGCCGCCATCGATGTGCAGGCCGAGCGCGGCAAGCAGTACGACGCGCCCGGCGGCGAGCGCAGCATGGGCCGCACCGTCCAGGCCTTCAACGCCATCACCGGCCGCGACCTCACCGAAGCCGAGGGGTGGCTGCTGCTCCAGGTGTTAAAGGATGTGCGCCAGTGGCAGAACCCCGACAAGTTCCACGAGGACAGCGCGCTGGATGGCGTTGCGTATTCGTCGCTCAAGGCTGAGGCCTTGGCCGCTGGTGGCCAGCCATGAGAACTCTCGGCGAAATCATCGAAGCAGCCAAATCCGGTGAGCGCCCAGACTACGACGAGCTGCGGCTGGCCGTGTGCGCCATGGACGGTCTCATGACCTTCGACCGCCAGGCCATCTGGAAACTGGCCGAGGGCGAGGAGAAGGGAAAGAAACCGTTCTTGACCTGGAGCTGCGTCTGGCAGCGTGACGAGCAATTCCAGCGCATCAAACGGGCCATGGCCACTGACCCGAAAACCTATCTCGGCCCCAGCTACGACCCCGACAGCCCGGCAGTGCAAGAGCGCCGACGCATGTCGATCGCCATCATGAAAGGCGCAGCACGCCGCGCAGAGGAGAAGAAGTCATGATCCTGCCCCTGATGTTCGTGGTTCTTCATCCCTACCGGTGGCCACGATGAGCAAGCCGCATGCACGAACCAGAACCGGCGCGAAGGTCACCCTGACCGTGGAACTCACGAACCTCGGATCTTGGGGGCCTGACTGCACTTTGGACCAGGTCTACCGCCAAGCGCGGGAGGCGGCGATCGGAAGGCTGAACAAGGTTTTCAAGGACCACATAGACACCACCCGGATACTGGGCCCGGTAATCGTCGAAGCCGTTACCACCGACCTCGAAAAACGCTAACCCCTCCCCCTACTACTCAAGCCCGCCGGCGCGCCGACCAGAAATGCGTCACAGCCAGCAACACACCCGGTATGGCCATGCCAAGGCCGCTATAGATGAATGCAGGCTGCTCTGTCATCAGCCCACTAAAAGCGAACCCGATGCCAGTTGGTATCAGGGTGACAGCCGCGTAGCCCCACGGCTTTCTAGTTTCCTTGGCCATATCGTTCCTCCTATTGAACCCCGATTAAATCACACGAGCCCGTCGACATGCGCGGGCATGGAGAGCTATTGCCATGATCATCGACGATGTGATGACCGACAAGATCACGCTCCACGGCCTGGGCTTCGTCCAGGTGCAACTGCAGGGCGAGCAGCGCCTGCATGTATGGCACCCAGAGCTGCCCCGCCGCAGCTGCTTCGAGCACTCGGCCATCCACGATCACCGCTTCAACTTCATTTCCAGGGTGCTGGTTGGCACGCAGATCAACCACTGCTACTGGATGATGAACAACCCAGAAGGCGAGTTCGTGCTGTACCTGCACGAAGGAAAGCGCACAGCTGGCGGCGGCCGGCCTTGGACACCGGACCGGCGCGCTGACCTGGTGCACGAAACCAGCTTCAAGATCGAGGCCGGCAACGACTACAACACCCAGGCCTATGCGTACCACCGCACGGAGCCGGGCGGTGACGGTCGCGTGGCCACCATCATGCAAAAGCGCGGCGAGTACCCGGCCGGCGCCCACTCCACCTGCCGCTACGGAGTCCAGCCGGACACCGACTTCGACCGCTACCAATGGCCCGCCGCTCTACTCTGGGAAGTCGTGCGTGACGTGCTGCTGGCCTGACCACCAACCTGCCGCCACCGGCGGCGTGGAGACCATCATGCAAGACGAAGAGCGCCAGCCGGTGACCTATGTATCCGACAAGGTCCCTGAGGAAAAAATGGCCGAGCTGGTCGGTACGACCAAGCGTGCCCTGGAAGGCAAGCGGAGCCGCGGCGTGATCCCCGAGGGGGTCTGGAAGAAGATCGACGGCCGTATTTTTTACAGCATCAGGAGATACGAAGCGTGGCTGGAAGGAAGCTGGGGCTACCCACTGGAGTCGAATTCATCGGCAAATCAATCCGGATCCGTTTTACTTGCAACGGTGAACGTCGGACCGAAACTCTCGCATACCCCCAGACCGCCAAGGGGATCAAAGCGGCAGCCGATCTACGCGCTCAAGTAACCAGCCTGGCCAAGCACGGGGTTCTGGACGAAAAGCGGTACGCCGAACTGTTCCCGACTTCGAGCTACAACGCTCCAACTAATGAGCTCATGTTTGGCGAGTATGCGCAAAGCTGGTTGAACAGCCTAGAAGTGGTGCACGACACCCGGGTCAACTACAAGGGCTTGATGAACAATTACTGGATGCCACATCTGGCGACACTGCCGATCAAGGCGGTCACGCCAATGGTGCTGAGGGAGGTGGTCGCAAAGACCAAGTGGAAGAGTTCGACAGTCAAGCGCGCCGCGATTGCCCGGGTTAAGGCGATGTTTCGCGCGGCGGTCTATGACGAAGTAGTGGACAGGAACCCGGCGGCATCAATCCAGTTGCCGCAGAAAAACAGAAAGCAGATTGACCCCTTCACTGTTGAAGAGGCTGACGCGCTGATCCAGTGGATGTACGCGAACTTCTCCCGAAGCAACCAGGTGTTCGCGGCTTTCTACGAGTTCGCTCTGTTTACCGGCATGCGTACCGGCGAAATCATGGCGCTGCGCTGGGATGAGATCGACTTTGCAAAAAAGACGGCCCACGTCTGTCGGATCGTGGTCGAGAATCAGGTAGTTGATCGCACCAAGACCAAATACACCCGAACCGTGATGCTGAACAGCCGAGCCCTCGGCGCCTTGGCCAGAGCGCAAGAGGTAGCGCACTACCGGTCCAAGCAAACGCGTCGGGTGTCTACGGAGTCGCCGTTCATCTTCCAGCCTGCGGGGAAGTCTCCCCACATGATGAGGCCTGAAACTCCTGCGCACCACTTCAACGAGGCGATCAAAGCACTGAAAATTCCTGCCCGACCGCAGTACAACTGCAGGCATACCTATGCCACGATGTGCCTAATGTCGGGCATGAACCCTGCCTTCATCGCTGGCCAGCTTGGGCACTCCGTCCAGGTGCTGCTCACGACCTACGCCAAGTGGTTGAATTCAGCTAACGACTGGGCAGAACTGGCGAAGCTGGAAACGAACGTAATTGGTACAGAATTGGTACAGGATTAAATATCGTTCACCTTGCGCCCTTTAGTCATAAGGCATTCGACAGCGTTTGGGCCATACTCCACAATGCAGCGGTTTAGGGGGAAAACCCTTGCACAGCCAACGACATACCAACTTTTAGTGAGCCTCAACGTGAAAACATCCCTGTCTATCCTCAGCCTGCTGCTGTTGCTCACAGGAACCGCGACCCTTCCGTCGACCGCTGCTGCACAACCCCCGGCCCAGGTTCAACGCGACCCGTCCAAGCTGCACCTGGCTTCAGGCAGCGCCTTGCTGATCGACCTGAACACCAACCAGGAGCTGTACGCCAGCCATGCCGACCGCGTGGTGCCGATTGCCTCGGTGACTAAACTGATGACCGCGATGGTGGTGCTGGATGCCAGACTGCCCATGGATGAGATGCTCACCATGACCATTGCCAACAACCCGGAAATGAAAGGCGTGTATTCGCGCGTGCGCCTGGGCAGCCAGCTTGACCGCCGCGAAACCCTGCTGATTACCCTGATGTCATCGGAAAACCGTGCCGCCAACTCCTTGGCCAACGCCTACCCAGGTGGCTATCCGGCGTTCATCAAGGCGATGAATGCCAAGGCCCGCAGCCTCGGCATGGCACATACCCGGTATGTCGAGCCGACCGGCCTGTCGACGCAGAACGTGTCCACCGCCCGTGACCTGGCCAAGCTGCTGATGGCCTCGCGCAAGTACCCGATGCTGAGCGAGCTGTCGACCACCCGCGAAAAAACCGTGGCCTTCCGCAAGCCCAACTACACACTGGGCTTCCGTAACACCGACCACCTGGTGAACAAGAGCAACTGGGACATCAAGCTGACCAAGACCGGCTTCACCAACGAAGCCGGGCACTGCCTGGTGCTGCTGACCCGCATGGACAACCGCCCGGTGGCCATGGTCATCCTGGATGCGTTCGGCAAGTACACCCACTTCGCCGATGCCAGCCGCATGCGTCAGTGGCTGGAAACCGGTGCCGCCAAACCGGCACCTGCAGTGGCCATGCAGTACAAGGCGGACCGGCAGAACAAGGGGCGCCTGGTTTCCGAGTAAACTCTAACGGTCTCGCTGGGGCCTTTGCGGGCCCCAGTCGCATCAGGCCTGCGTATTGACCATCCCCCCTGCACTGCTGCCACCTGACGTCTGCAGCGCTTCGAGCAACTGTGCGGTTGCCTGCAGGATCTCACCATTGATGGTCGCGATGCTCGCCTGCTTGGCACTCACAGCGGCCATCTTGGCGGTTTCTTC